TTTGCTCTTTTGTGGTGCTTTAGCATTTTGCAGTACCTCATTACGGTTCTTATATTACCTTGATTTTTTGAAAGATAATACCTTAAATACGAAATTCTGCCCCTGCAAGTTGCCCAATAAATTGTTGGCTGCTTCATGGTTTATAGTTTAGTAACACAAAAATAGGGATATCTTTCAATATCCCCAAATTTTTATGCTGTTTTTTTTGCATCACGTCGCCTTTTAGCCCGTTCCTTTTCATACCTCACATGTTCATCGTAGGCCTTCTTACCAAGGCACTCACGTAAAAACCCATCTTTATTTGGTAGGTCTTTCAGTTTGAAAGTTACCAAATGCCTCACAGGATAATATTTGGCTGGTTCAAACTTTCCATCGTTGTCTTTCCTCAAATGCAAATTAAGGTCTTGCATATACCTGAACCGCTGTCCTTTACCCAATGGCGTTTTGTTGAACCCCTTGTAAACCTCAAAGGTTCCTTTGTCGAGGTCAACCACATACGCCCACTCACAAAACAAACTGTCGGCGGCAAAGTCGCTATTATCCTCTAAGAAACGAACTTTGAACTTCTTGCCAACGTATTTACTTGTGATAAAATCCAGTTCTTTAATAGGGTTTCCCATAATGGCTGACAAAATTTGCCCAGCTGTTTCACGGGCTAACCATCCATATTTTTCTGAATACTTTTGCCCCTGTTCCATGGTAAGCCAACCATTAGTGGAACCGATTGATGTTAAAAAGTCATTGACTTCTTTTTCATCTTCTTTGGTTGCAAAACGCAATGCATCAACTTTTTCTTTGAATTTTTTCAGGTTAACCCTGCGAAGAAAATTGAGGATGGTCAAACCCTGTCCTGAAGGATATCCATCGAACTGACCATACTGTGCAACCTTTGTTTTTTTGCCGCTGATGACCATTGTGAGATTTCTTGTTCCCATGATGTTTAATGTTTAGATTACAAAGATAAGGTTATTCTGGATACAAACCAAATATTACTTTAACTTTTTCTCATCAAAGTCATCAAAGGTTATCTTTGCTTCGGCTGTTTGCATTTTGCCATTAACAAAGTATTTAACCCAAATATCATATAAGCTGTTTCCACCTTCACCTTCAAGCTTGAAGATTACATCAGGATATTCTTTTGATACTGCTTTCATGTCATTCTCATGCTCATACCATTTTGTTTGGTCGCCGAATGGATTATAACCAACCTTAGCTGAAACAACTTTTTGGATATCGATATTCTTTTCAGAATTCAACTCATTATCCACAGCAGCCAATGCCAATTCTTTGAGCTTACCTGTTAAGGCTTCAGCCTCTTTTTTTGCTTTTTCAAGCTCGGCAACCCGCTGTTTGTTTTCCAATTTTCCCTTAACGGAAATTTTGTAATTTGTATAATATCCCATGATATATAGTTTTTAGCCCACAAAGATAAGGGTATTTTATGACCCCACCAAATTTATTTTTGGCGTAAGTTACCGTAGCTAACAGGAACTCGTAAGCCCCATTGTACGTCTTTGTTTTCGTAATCCTCCATATTACCCTTTACCAGTTTTAAGAACATGGTATAGGCTTCCCTCATCACATTCATGTCATTGTCATACATTACATAAAAACCAAAGAGGCTCTTTGCAGGTATACCAATGAAGACAATCTTGTAACTGTTTCCATACTTATGAATCATAGCACGGTTTTTGAAAGCGGGAAATGTTACAGGTTCATTAGTAGCTGATACCATATGCAGCGCTTTCAATTTCTGCATCAGTTGCTTGTGAGTTAAATTCATATACTTCAATTTTTCTTTTACAAAGATAAGATTATTTCTCGTGTTCCCAAAACTTTTTTAAGTGATGACCCGTCTTTTTGTTAACAATGTATACCGCCAGTCGAGTAGCAAACTCAATAGGACAGTCTTGTTTGTGGCGTCCAGTATACGTTAACCCAGCCTTCTCGACGGCTTTACGGCGGTCCTTATTACGACCACGTATAACTAGCTTATAATCACTTCCCTTAAATAGGGAACGTATTTCAGCCAAACGCTTCAAACCTTTTTTATTGTTCTTTACTTGAAAGGCTTCAGCAACGTTATTTCGAATTTTCATGTGTTATAGTTTAATGTTGATGGTTAGTGTACCATTAAAGATGTCAACCCAATTCCAATCAGGATATATAGCAAATACAATAACATATACAATGGTGAAGATAAAAAGAATAAATAATCCTATTAGGCCACCAAGTTCTTCAGTAAAATCACCGTCAAATACTTTATCCAATATCCACCATAAGAGTAGAATACAAGGAAAAAACATTATGAAATCAAGTATATGCATAAAACCTTTTTACAAAGATAAGATTATTTTTTCTAGATACCAAATATAATTGGGGATTTCTCCCCAAGATTTAATCCATGTTACAATCTTGAAAACTCAATGACTTAGTAGTTCCATCTGCTAAATCAATCCAGCAACCGCCGCATTGATGCTCGACATTAATCACCTCGTCCAAATTGATTTCATCCGTAATGAAATCTAAGATTGCTGCTTTTGCTTCATCTGGTGTCATATATTGGTTTTATTGGTTACTCAATCTCATATCCCTTCTCATCCATCATAAAGAATTCAGGGTCGCTACCTTGTCCCTTTACAGCCCTTACAGCAGCCCCGCCGACCAATACCTCATTGGTTATTTGGTTCTCCAGAAATTGCCCACTCCAACTGCCCTCATTTGTTTCATGGGCTATTTCGTCAAGGGACATGGACTCCTCAATTGGCTCATCGCTTAACACCTCGAACCTGAAAACAGTACGAAATAATTTCTTTTTTGTTTTGGAACGATGTTCACAATTATCTGAATTGTGTTTGCCACCGTCCATACCATCTAAATAAGTTGCCATAATTATCTTGTTTTGTTACACAAAGATAAGATTATTTTTCGGTTTCACCAAATTTATTATGATGAAAATCGAATAATTTTTGATTGAATTCCCTACCAAATTTAATATTCACAGGGGTCTTACTGAACCTCTTAGGCTGACCATCCAGATTAAACCATTTGGTAAGGGTATTTTCCCACCCAGTAGGCTTTTCATCTTCGCCGTATTCTTTTGTCCTCATCTGCCAATATGGGTCACGTATTGGCGTTTCTTCAGTCTTATAAACCAATACTGGTTTACCAGTTAATTTATAATTCCTGAATGACGTCTCCCATTTATATAAACCATAGAAAGGTAATCGCCAATCACCAAGTTCACGTTGAATAAACTCATATAACCACGGCGAACTATCCAATCCCTCGAATGAATAATCAAACCCACACTGTTTACCAAATGCTGATTCAAAAATATGAATGATACCCTTATAAGGCTTGTTTTTCACTGGAGCCAAATGCCCCCAAGCGTCCTTTAATGCTAATTGGCGGTTATACGCATCAATACTACCAGCAATCTCAGATAAACTCATAGTGTGAATTTTATAAGACAAATATAAGATAATTTTTCTAACCCACCAAATTTAATTTATATATTCAATAGGATATTTAAAGGTTTTTATCTTTTCAAAGATATGTGATAATTCAAACATGTACTCTAAATCCTCATCCTCTAAATCCTCAATTCGATATTCACCATCCCTGCTAATAACTACAAGTTCACCATCCAGACGGCCAAAACCATATATCTTTTCAGACCCGTCTAAATAACCAGTTAAAAAGGTATCATCACCTAATGATACATACTGTCCTTCAGGAACATAACATAATGCTTTAATTAATCTCTTTTTCATATAATTTAATTTTCACCAAAGGTATATTAGCCAAAAATAAAAACCTAAGACTATAAGTAACATCAAAAAATATTTTTTTATTCCAGAAAATAGTCTTATCTTTACACTGTCATCGAGATTAGACAGGCGGCTACTCAAACCAAGAGCTGAAGAAATCAAAGGTACGTTGGCACAAACTCTCCCAATATATAGCGCACAATAAAAAGACCCACATTTCTGTGGGCCCCTTTGTTACTGGAAAGTGTGTCAGATTAAATTGCTGTAAGACACAAGTCAAAGGCTGTCATTGCCTTATTATACGCCGTACCACTGATAAGGCTTTCTTCCCTGCCATTGTTACGTTTAGGCACACTTTGCATGTGGGTAGTGAACCTTGTAACACCATTGAATAATCCCCAAACAGTATCACCGCAAAAACCCTTCTCAATGTCAATCGCCTCAATCAGATTGTCATGGATAATCAACTGACGACCTGTCATGCCATCAGGTGAAAACCTGTCAAAACCTAACACCTCATTGATAACCTTGTCGGCAAGGGCTTTGGTCAACGGAGTACTTTGGAACTTGTTGTAGATTTTTACCTGTTCAAGGCTCTTATCCAATGCCAATTCGATAAGGGTAGGAATACTGGCAATCTTTTGCTCCAAAGTTGCCGTATGGCGAAACTTCGCTTCACCCGCTTTGTAGAACTTGAAAAACTGATTGGTGCAATGTGCTACCATATCCCCGATACCAACACTAAGGCTGGTTGAACCGTCATTGCTGTCGATGATTGTTACATAACGGGTAATGTTATCATCACCCACTTTGCTTTTGCCTTCAATAGCCAACTGCAAAAACACACGACGACCACCATTGATGCTACCTGCTTTGCTTACAGTCAACTTATCGCCGAACTTTGAAATGCCCTTCAGTACCATGTTCAAAATGTCTTCATTCTGCGATACATGATAGCCCACCTTACAAGTGTTAATACACTCATTCGATTTGCTGTTGAATAATCCGTAATACGGAGTGATACGACCTGAATCCTTACCAATCAACTGCTCTTTGTCAATGGTAAAATCCAAACCGTTTGTTTTCAGAATCTCTTTTGTCTTAGACATAAAAATGATTTTAGTTAGTGAATTATTTTAACAAGGCAAAGATAAGACTATTTTTGATATCCACCAAATTTATTTTTGTGGATTAAAAACCATATTCACACCTTTTTTCTTACCTCTGTAAATCACATCAGCCACCTTCACAAATCCAAACTTCTTATACCATGCTGGTAACTTTGCTACTGGTATCTTACCCTTCTTTTGCATACCATGTGAAATAGCAATGTGATTACACTTCACCAACCAGCCACCAGTTACATTACACGCCCTTAACCTTACTTCAGTATTGGTTTCTTTTGCCGCTTCAACAATGGCTTTCATTACCTCTGTCGCACTACCTTTGCCCCTTTCCTCAACCAATGTGGAAATACATTCCAAATTGATAAAGTCTTCATATACATGAAACAGCACATAACTGTTATTGGCAAATAATGTCCATTCACCCATCCAGTCAGTCAATATAGCACCCATGTCAATCAACTTTTGAAGAAACGGCTGCTTAATGGTTTTTACTGGTGTCATTAACCAGTTACCCTCACCCCATTCCCTTTCAGGATATAAACGCTCTTCACGATTACGACATGACCATTCAGCACTGTCAATCGCATATTCTTTTTTTACTACTGCTTCCATGATGTTTAGTTTTATAATGCAAATATAAGACTATTTTCCCAATCCACCAAAAAAATTGGGGAGAATTTTTAACCCCTCCCCAAATTTTATTATGCTTGTACTTTACCGTACTTTTCAATGAATCCCTGCGGCGTACCTTCAAAAATCCATTTCTTGTCGTACACATCATAACAGCGCAGTGTTACGTCCTTACCCTCGCCATTGGTAATTACCTCATAACGGTATTGCTCCCAACAGTTGATTGTGCCTCCCCTGTGAAGATAAAACCCACCTGGCCCGTCTTTGAAGTGTGCAACACACTGTGCTGCCAAACAACCCATACCATTAAATACCAACTGGTTTTCAGTCAGTCCAATGCCGTTAACCATTTTACCACCAGCCAGAAATTCGGCAAGCTCTAACCCGTGGCCTTCAGGGTAACCGTCCATTTGACGATACATGGTAACGATTTTAACTTTCTTTGTAACTTCCTCACCTTTCTTGTTCTTACCTTCGTAAGTGTCGATAAAGGTTGTCAGTGAACGTGTGCCCATGATGTTATGTTTTTATTGTGATTGAATAAGCAAATGTAAGACTATTTCCTGAATCCACCAAATATTTTTTAGGATTCCTTTTTACTTTCCTTCTCAATAGCCCTGTTTACTTCCAGTAAAATATCTTCACCAACTGGTGTTAAACTGGTTGTATTTAACTGTATTCTGAATGCTCTTTGAAGAGCTAACAGCATACCTAAGGTAACCCCTGTAATCGTAAAGGTTTGTTTACCCTTGTCCTTTGTAATAACCATATAATTAATTTTGAGAAAACAAAGATAAGATTAATTTCTTGAATCTACCAAATAAAAAACCCCGTTGTACACAAATGTGTACAACAGGGCCTAGATATCAATTATACCTCAATCGCAAACCCTGTACTGAATGCCACTTTATTGTCAGCACCCTTGCCAGTCTGCTTTTTATACTTCAACCCAACAATTACACCCTTATCATCCTTAAACCGCAAATCCGTTTCGTCACCATTGATAACACGATATCCCTCAAAGGTTTCAGGTACTTCATTAAATACCATTGCCACATTGAAACCCCTTGCCAATAAACCCATGGCAATATCATGATTCGTTTCCGACCTGCTAAAGGTTAAATGATAATTCTTTGGCAACTCCACATCAAACCGCAAAGGATTCTTTGTGTAATCATAAAACTGCACATCAGGATATAATTCAAAAATATTCTTACCATCCCTGACTTTTATCTTCTCCCAACGGATATCCGACGTACCATTCAACCTGAATGTCACTATTGCCTTATCTTTATGCCGCTTAATCGCAGCAGCTATTTCCTTATCCAATGCCAACATAAACTCTTCACGATTCTCCAAATACCATTCAGTTTTGTTGATACGACCTTGCTCAACAGCTTTGTACATGCCACCAAAACCTGACTTGAATAAACACGCCGAAGAACAACCAGAACTGGCATGAGGACATAAATTTATACCCTTGCTATTCTGATTATAAGGTGACATGTACATAATATAGGTAATGTAACCTAATTTTTCACCCTTAATTGTTTTGTGATTGTTACGCGTTAATAACGTACTTTTGTAATAAGACATAATTTAAATGTTTTGTTAGTAATTGAGAGTGCAAATATAAAACTAATTCCAGTACCAACCAAATTTATTTTCATATTCTTACCACAAATATAAGACTATTTTTCATAACTACAAACATTATCAACGACTTAACTCAAATTTAATATATGTAACTTGTCACATGTCCCTATCTCTTCGTATATTTGGCCCCTTATATCGATATATATGGCCAAGCACTATAGATATGGTAATATGAGCTTCCCGTCCTTCCTAGCCAAGGAACACTGGATACTAAAAATGAACCTTAGGTCCCTAGAATACATTATGGACCATGGCCACGTCACTCACCCAGCTGATAGAGACCATCTAGTCGCGTCAGTTAAATCGATGAGGACCCAAGACCGTCGTATGCATAAACAACTAATCAAAGATGGTTACTACTTAAAATGAAAGAATTCTTTATCATTACCTCTGGACCCCTTATGGATATCCATAGACAACATGTTATTAACCAACTATGGCATATAACTCCATTTACTAGAATCGCATTATATATCGGACTAAACTAACCACCACCACACGTGATGTACACTTTTGTGTATGTACTTCTGGTTCCTATTCTCCGCATAGCCCACGGCGAATAACAACCCTATTTACCGTATGAAAATAAGACTATCTTTATCCCTGAAGTCCTCCCAGAAATTTCCAGCCGAAAAATTTCCCTGAGAGTTTTTACAAGGGGTAATACTAAATCTAGGTTTTAAGAATCGGCCCAGAATGGGGTAAAAAAGGCATTTCCCGTTTTTTAGGGTAAAAAACTGACACAAAGTCCCACTTTTTAACACTTTCTGCCATTTTTTCGTAAAAATCCCGTCAGAATAAAAACGTGTCGTATAAGGTACAAAAAAGTACGATTTAGGAAAACCCATGTACACTTTTGTGTACATATTTCTTTTATAGGGATATAAGGTTTTGGGTATGTGTTATTGAAGTTCCATAAGAAGGTATAGTCCTTTATTATCTTTAATGAATGTTAATCCTTTTTGTAGCATGATAGTATTTCCGTCAGCTGTTTTAACCCAGAATCCGACTACTGCTATTCCTTGTCTTTGTTCTTGGATGAGATAATCTTTAAAGAATTCTTGGGCATCATTGGACATATATCCTTGGTAGGTAAATTGATTATTCATTAGTTATTTTTTATTTTATTTAGGATGTATTGTTGAACATTGAGAAATGTGGTTTTTGTTTCTTCGTCTAGATTATCTAGGGTTGTTTTATCTACTGGTATAACGCTAAGGTCTTTTTGGAATTCTAGGATTTGTCCACATTTATAGCATAGAGTTAAGTCATGTTCTTGTGGTCCAGTTTGTGATTCTGTATTATCTAGAGCTGATACGGCATCTATTTGATAATGGCAGTTTGGGCATGTATGGGGTGTTATTTTAATCATGGTGGTTATTTTTATCTATTATACCATACGACATATTGGAAGTCATTTCTTATCATTTGAGCTTTAACGTCGCTGGGTATAATGGTGATGTCTGATTCTTGGGTTGATGTTGCGTAATAGCCGAATCCGTCATAGTCGATAAAGCCACCATGATTTACGCAATCGATAAAGTCTTGGATGGGCATTAGGGTTCCGATATTATCGAAATCTGTCAAGATATATGGTTGGATAAGTCTTACTTGTTTGCTAAGTTTATGTAGGACGCTTGAGGTTGGTTCCATATAGTCTTTAAACTCTTGTAAGCTCATATTTGGTGGGGCTGAGTCGAATCTTTTGGAATCTTCTTCTCTAGCTATTTCATATTCTTTTTGTAGTTGTTCGAATGATTTAGTCATTATTCAGGAGTTTATTCATATGTTCTTTATCTTGGGGTGTACCAGCGAAATTAATCATTTGGAACCATTTTATTTTATCGTCATCAGATATGGGTTGGTCTGGGTATTCGTAGCCTATATCTGAGCGTATGAGTCCATGGTAAAGGAATTGGCCTTTTATTGAGTGGTCGAGTTCATCAAAGAAGTATTCTTGGTTATTCCAAGTGATGGGGAATTCGTTTTTAACGAAAGCTATAAGGGTAGATAGTCGTTGTTTACCGTCAATGATTTTATAGGTGATATTTCTATCGTTGTCACGGTATTGTATGATTGAGATATTTGGGATTTTAAGTCCTTTAAAGACGCTGTATATGAGTTCTTGTTTTTGTTCAAGGGTCCAAACTAGGGGTCTTTGGAGGTTCATTTTTTTGGTTGGGAGGTATACGTCCCAATCTATTGTTACGCCCCAATCTGGGTCAAGGATATGTTTAATGGAGAGGTCAGCCATTCCGTAGTTGATTTGGAATGGTAGTTGTGGTCTAACGTCTTTAAGGGTTAGAGTGGGTTTCATACTTTGTGTTTATTAAAGGTTTGCTGGAAGGTGTTTAGGATTGATTCTTGGTCTACGATTCTATATTCATAGATTTCATCCAATCCATAACTTACTTCTTCTTTGGTATCTGCATAATCAGCAGCTGTTTGAAGGGTATCTTTTATTACGGTGGTTAAAAGTTCATTTAATTGTTCTTCTATAAAGACGAATGCTTGTTGTTGTTTAAGCCAATGCTTAGGGAATCTTTTTTTTGCGTTGGTATCATTATCCCACCATGTGTTATCACCTTTTTGGAAGAATGAGGTACCTTCTTCTAGTGTTTTATAATATCCAGTTTCTGTGGGTAATTCATTTTCTACCATTATAGGCACATAGACGGTTTTTTTAGTATTATTCATAATACAAAGATACGAAGGGTTTTTGATATGACCAAATTTTTTTAATGATTTTTTTGGTTATGACCATACCACATAAATGATATAAATGCCAATCCGAACATAAGAGCGTCATATAGAGTGACTTGTGTTCTTAGGAACATTGAGGTAACAACGAATCCGTTTATATAAATTGGCAGGTCTTTTTTAAATTGTTTCATTAATGATAGTTTTTACAAGTTGGGCACTTAACTTTGAACTTCCAAATATCCGTTGGGATATCATCCCAATTTACGCCAACACCATTTGCCAATAGGTCATCTTTATCCAATTCCATGTATTCTGTAATCCATTGTTCTGGCGTTGGGATGATGCCAATAATTTTATATGCTTCAAATTCGTTTAATGCGTATGCTTCTGTACAATCACAATCCTCTCCATCAATATCATAGGTACATTCTTTAAATTTGATAGTGACAATATCATGCGTTTTCCATCTTGGTGATGGTAGTCTTCTTACACAATTGCCTTCACCTCTTGGTGTTTGAACAATATCGCCTACACGTATATTTCGTGAACATACGTGAAGATTTGAGTTTATGAATTTAGTGAAATACTCTTTCATTTTGTTAAAGATTATTCATCATCATCATCATCATCATCATCTTCTTCATCGAGCCAATAGTATTGGTCTCTAAGGTCTTCGATGGGTATCATATCTACAAGGCTAGATATTGTTGACCAACCGCCTTGTGCTACGTAACTGGATACTTTACTTCTGAATTCGTCTTCTGTTAGTTGTGGCATATTATATTGGTTTAATAGGAAAAGTCCTGTTCGCCGCATTTACAAAAGTCAGCGTAGGTTGATTGATAGATTTTGCTACCACACTTAGGGCATGTGCCAGCGGATTGGCCAGTATTGTTTTCTTTGTTCCAACGGTCAAGGTCGGATTCAAATTTTTCTTCTTGTTCGTATTCTTCGTCGTCTGGATAGTTTGTCATATAAGAGTATTTTATAAAAATGGAATTGTGGGTGATATTGTGGTTTGTGCATAACGTAGCCTAACCAATTAACCACTAATGTTTGCTACTTCTGCTTTAATCTGTTCCACAATTCCATAATGATTTAGAATCCTGTTTGGGTTGTATAAAAGTTCACGTTACCTTTACCGACCACGCTTACTTCATATTCATCGACGAGCCTTCCAGTTTCGTTATAATCGCCATCATGTTCTGGTACTTGTATTGTACGATGTGTTAATTCGATGTCACCATCAAAGTCTTTGATAAGGGTTGTTGTCCAAGGTCTATTGATATGGTAGTCGAATTCTGGGTTAAACTTTAGGACTTCATCAAGAAGGAATACAGCTACAAGGCCAGCATCGGCACAGAAAGCGCCAAGAATAACGTCATTATTATCTAATTCAGCTGTTTGTTTTTCGTATTCTTCCAATAGAGCGGTTTTATCTTCTTGTGATAATCCACCGAAGTTATACTTGTTAAAGAATTCAAGATATTGTTGATTTCTTTTTGCAATGAGTGCTTGTGTTTCTGGGCTATCTTTTACGGTTGTGCATGACCAATCACCATATTCAGTTGACCCCCATAAGAAGCTGGTGAAGCCAAATTTTTCCATTCCGCTTCCGCTATCAAGGTCAATAGAGCCGTTACGCCAGAGGTCTTCTTCGTTTCTTTTCTTCCAGTATTCATCTTGAGCTTTTGAGAGCTTATCGATGAGTTCTTTTTCTTCTGAGGTGTATTGAGTTGCTGGTTTTTTGTATAGTTCATCAGAGATACCAAATTCTTTATAGTCTGGGTATTTAACTGTTTCTTTTGGCATGATGTAGCATGGGTCTGTAATGATGATGTCGCCTTTGAATTTCATATATGTGTTTTGTTTTTAAAAGAACCCTGTCACTCCAAGAGTGTGAATACCATAGTATCTAAGGCTATTTTTGTAAGTGTTGCTTCACTTAGTATCTATCCACAAACAACTCCATCTTGGTATGGATTCTAACAGGTTGATATTCCAATAAAGCCCAGACAGATGTAATCAACTCTGTATTTTCTGTTAGTGTTTGCTTCTAGCAGGGTTTAGTGGTCAGGATAGGATTCGAACCTATAGTGGTAAGGAGCGACCTTACGATTTTTCCCAGCGGGTTGAGTTTCACCAATTTCTCCACCTGACCAATTATTTTGATTCAATAAACTTATATTTACCTTCGATTATGCCGTAAGATGATTCTTCTTTAAACTCATAAGTTTCAGCAATATCGGTAGGTTGCATTGGTTTGGTAAGATACCAAACATTATCACCTTTCCAAGTTGCTGTAATAAGTTTTTGTCCTTTTGGCAGGTTAATAGTGCCAGTACCACCATATTTTTTAACTCTTTGGTTTTCGGTGCAAGAGTTAAAAAGAACTAGGCTTAAAATGAGTAATAATGTGTTTTTCATGTTGATTTGATTATTCTTTGTCTGTGAGGTCAATCAATGACAGACGACATTGTTGTGGTTGAATTCCGTCTTCCAGATATGTTGCATCAATGTAGATGTTATCTAATGTGATGTCACCGAAAGCTTCTTTAGCTGCGTTGGTAATTTCGCTAAAAATTCCATTACTTGGGTATCGTTCAAACAACGATTTCAAGTTCTTAAAAATGACTTCAAGCTGTGGATAAGGATTATCACTGGAATAGCGCTTTGCGTTTAGGATATCATCTGTCATATTGCAGAACGTATCGGCGTGATAGCCAATTCTTTCGTCGGTATCTTTCCTGTAATATCCAACAACGAATTGATTTGGTAAACGTTGTTGTTCATCAAATGCTGATTTGATTGCTTCTGCTAGACTATTCAGTATTTCTTTATCCATGTCGTAATTATTTATACAAATATACTAAATTAATTTTAAACCGCAAAGTATTTAAAAGATTTTTTTCTTATATTTTATAAAAAGCATTGGGATGAGGTAACCTAAGTAGAACCACCAGAATATAAACCACGTGAGAGCGTCAAGTGGTTGTGGTTCAGCTGTTTGTCTTTTTGTAATGAATCGGTAAAGGCCGATGATGCAGGTAATTATTCCACCGAAGAAATAAAGTTCTGCGAATTCTTTAAATGTCATGTTTTTATTTTGTTTTATTAAATCCGATTATATACCAATTTAAGTATAAATGCGTTATATTGAATTCTGGGAAAACATTTTTTAATGTATCAACTTGTGTTGGTAATGCTTGTATTGTTTTTGAATATAAATAATGATGCCCTAGAAATTTTCCTTGTTTATCGTAAGAGCTACCAACAAAATTGTAATCTTGTTTAATGCCATCAATAAGTTCTTCAAGCATTATTTAATATTTTCTTTTGGATATGCTGAAAGAATAGATTCTTTATTTATTTCATGTCTTCTATCTTCAGGGTCATCATACTTGCTTGAATAGTTTGGATTTATTTTTGCTTTTATAGCCGCAGCCTTTAACGCTGCTTCTACGTGTAATTGAGCGAATTCTATTGCAATTTCTTCATCTTCGCCATCAATTTCATCAGCATGATTAATTCCTAATTCTTTATATCTTTTAAAAAAGAATTCTTTTGCTGTTGGTATTTTACTCATTGTATATAAAGATTTTATTATGTAAAATTGCTGGTTTAACAATTTCGTTTAACCATTTAATGGTATCTTGAACTAAGTATTCGTGTCCAACATGTAATGGTCGGATACTACGTGGTGCTCTAACATAATATTGTGTATCCATTCTAATTATTTGTGGAAACACTAAAAGTTTAATATTGTTTCTTTTCTCACATTTTTTACAGTCTGGGTAGTGAAATGCTACATAAGCATCATATCCAGCATGATAATTATGTACATATTCATGTCCGTCTGAACCTAATTCAATAAGAAATGCAGTTCTATCATTAGTTTTGTTATAGTAACTACCTATTCTTAGAGATTTGGGGTATTCAGGTTTAAGTGTATCGCCTTTTAACTGTTTATATTCTTCTTTTGATATAGTTACAGTATCATTACAAGAATACAATAAAAATGTAAGTAAGAGTATTTTGATTGTTTTCATATATCTAATTTTATTTTCCGTAAATTATATATTTAATTGCTATTATTATAAGAAGTATAATACATACAAAAATAGCGGTAATAATTAAACCTAACCCCCATACTGCTGCACCTCCATCAAAATCATTGCTCATGATAAATCCAGTTTTAACAGTTTCTTGTATAAAAAGATATCCAAATAAATAAGGAACAAATATTACACCAGCGCTAATAAATAACACCAGTAATAATCTCATTAATTTTTCTTTCATATGTTTAATTTCTTAGTTTAAATTCAATTTCCATTGGTTTTGTGATTGAAGAATCTAAATATAATGGCATTGTTATGTCTTTATAATCTTGTTCGGTTTTAAGTTTTATGTTTCTGACATTACCGATTGAAAGGCCCCAAAATATGTCTTCATGTAATTCTTCTGGTAAGAAAGATTTAAGCAGTTCGGTACCAATAGATTTTTTTGAATCTATGAGTTTCTGTGTTATTAAACATTTTCTAGGAAAAAATGCTTTTATTTCTTCTGCTTTCATATATCAGGTTTTTAGTTACCATTTATAGTTTTTCAACCATTCTTTTTTGTTTTTTAAAAACTTATTGTATTCATTTGTTACTTCTATTAGTGTGTAACATGAAGCATCTTGATAAGCAAATCCTTTTTCTACGATATCGTAATAGGAGTAATACTTTTTGTGTATTTCTATGTAATATTCGTCTATAAATTGCTGTTTGGTCATATACTAAGTTTTAATTAAAGTTAACCTATCAATTTCATCACATTGTGTTGGATATACAATAGAACCATCTTTATTAACAGTAACAAGGTTAAAGGTCATTCTACCATATTTACTTACTACTTCAAGTATTTTAACTTTAACATAAGTTTCTCCATCTTCAATCTTTTCACTTCGATTAGGTGCGTAAGCTTGTTGATATGCATAATCCCCACATTGAGATTGTCCTAGTTTTGTATTAAAATGTAACCAAGCAAATTCGCCGCCTTGAATATATTCTTTTTCTAAACTCATATATCTAATTTTAGATTTGATATATATTCATATGTCTCAGTTGTAGTATCGTGATAATCAATATAAGAAACACCATCGAAATTATTAAGAAAAGTATTTTCTCTTTGTATGTCTTTACCAAATTGAATAGCTTTTTCAATCTCAGGAATTAAAGGAATTGATTGAGATAATAAAGAAATAAGTTCATCTATCTTAGCCCTTGTAGATGAATAAGACATTCGTTTACTTATCAACTCGGCTTCAATTGTTTCTAACTCTTTAATTCTTTTTTCAAGAACTGTGCGGTTTATTATTATGTATTCGTCTTTCATTTTGAATTAATTATTTGAAGTTCTTTAAAATATGTCTCCATTATTGTTCTAACTTCTTGTTCACGTTTTTCTGAATATGACTCATCTCTTGGAAATTCATCTGGTTTCCAATTGGATTTGGGGTGATAAATTTTTAAAATTGAATTAAATGCTTTACCTTTTGCTGCTTTTCTTTGTTCTGTCTTATTCATTTTCTTCACCTTTTAATTCGTAATCAAAATCTATGGTTATTTTACCTTCAGCAAACTCACCATATAGTTTACTTAAGTGTTCTCTAAAAAACTCTTTTGTCTCTTCGTCATCATCTTTGTGGAAAGGGCATTCAACCTCCCATGTACAAGGAAATAAACCAACTGATGGGTCCCCATGGTCTGTGACGTATGCTTTAACTTTTTCGTACATATCTTTAAATGTTTTAGCAAATGTACAAAAGAAATTACAAACAACCAAATTTATTTTAATTTTGCGTATTTCGTTGATTGATAAGATTCAGTGTATGACATTGCACCATTATCTATTTCAATGATTTCAAATTCTACCTCTGGGTATGTTGCAATTCGTGCTTCTATGTTATCAAAGATAAGACTATCTTTATTGATTTTTTCAACATCATCAGGGTGTAGGGGTAATTCTTTATTTTCAAAAGTTAAGGATTCTGGATTACCTTTTCTCCATGTCATTGACCCTTCTTTCAAGAACTTAACTACAAACCCATTTTCTGTTTTATGTATTTTACCCGTCATAAATTCACGTATTCGTTTAGTTGTTGTATTTTTGCTTTCTGTCCAGCCTTGAATAATATCTCAGCGGCTCTCGAAAAATTAGTGGTATCGCTAAGGCTTCTCCACCAAATAAGTCTAAGAGTTGACTCATCCAATTCCTTTTTGAGAACAAATCGCATCCACCCTTCGTCCCCCACGTCCCATCGGTCATAGTCAAGACGAAAACCCATTGCAGTAATGTTATTTATGATTTCTTCTCTGGTCATTTTATCTTATCTTTGATAACGTGATAAACTACAGCTCCAAGGCTGACAAATAAAACTATCGGTACTAATTTGAATATCAATGATAGGATTAGGTGTGAGAAAAATGCAAATATTACAACAATTAATATTGCGTAAAATAAAGCTTTTAAATTCATGGTATTTGTTTTTACAAAGATACAAAATGATTCCGAATAAAACAAATTAAATGGGGACTTTTTAGTCCCCATTTAATTAAATGCGTCCAAGGTAGGCTTGCTTCACGAACAGTTCCAGCTTCTTTGACAAGGTTAACTCCCTGTGTTGCTTGGCAAACTGCTTGAATTCCTTGGAGCATCTGATTTGGTCAAATGATACGAGCTTCATTAGCATTCGGGTTTGATTGTTATTGATTTGGTTGACTCTTCTTTTTGCTGTTATAGCCAGCTGCTAAAATCTTTCTAAATGAACTTCCAATATAATCCCACGTGAATTCAAATGCTTCTACGATGAAGTCGCTTACCAGCCAGCTAATCAATGATACTGGCCAGATAAACCACCACCTAAAAACATTACCCTTTAAATTCCTAATCGCCTTTTCTAAGCTTGTGTCTTTTTTAGCAATTGACCTACCATAAAAGTACGTTCTGAAAATGGCATATATTAGACCAGCACCAAGATACGATGCAATAAGCGGTATTGACAAAAGGTTGTTTACTGGGACATTACCCCAATAATGATTGATTGTAAGGTATGCAATAACGCCAAAAAAAGCGATTAAACCTTGCTCTTCAAATTCAGCCCAAAAGAATACTACGAGCAGGGCTATTGTTGAAAGCACAAAACCGAGAAAGCTACCAAAAATGGTAAGTGATAATAAATCTTGCATTGTTTTTGTTTTTGTTATAAAATATTATTCTTCTTCATATTCCTTTAGATATACACGGTTGATGTTTGCGAATTCATCCAGTAAAGCTTGATGATGTTTTAATTCCCCAAATTGCGGTGTAAGATACAATTGATGTGGCCAGAATGCTCCAGACATTGCATGGAGGTTATGACGTATGGTAACAAGGTCACAAAGCGATTTACCAAATATCCTGAAGTTTTTCACGTATTTGTCCACAAGGTCTTTGGGTTCAGGTTTTAGGTCTTCATCTGGGATTGGGTCTTTACCTTCAGCGATAAGCCTTTCATTCATTCTACGAATCATATCGTCCATATCATCCATTGAAAGAGCGCTACGGTCTTTCCCAATGATATATAGAAGTTTTTGTTTTGCCGTTTTATCATCAAGATGTTCCCATAATTGCCACATCGCTTTATCACACATCCAAAGTGCTTTTTCAGGAATCTCAACAATATTTGAAAGGTTTCCGTATTCGCTTCCAGTAATGTAATGAACAAATTCTTTTTTATAACACAAGGCCCATCCATCGGAAAAGAATTTCTGTCCACCCAAATGCCATTCTTGATTAAAACGTTTTGGGTCATAGCTTTCATTAGTTTCGCCATCGTTATTTCCGATATATTCAAAACCAATAAGTTCCATGATTGTTTTATTTCCCATGTCCAAATCACCTTGGCCACCAAATCCTTCTGGTACGTAGCTTGACATGAAATCATACACCTTACGGTCTATGAACATAAATGTCCAATCTTTGATTTCTTTGTTCTTTTTCAGTTTTTTTGGAAAATCGTCTTCATCGTCACGGATACAGCCACGGGTAAAGTAATAGCAGAATTCTTCAATGGTACAATCGAAGTGTTCTTCAATGAGTTTTGTGTTCTCATCTTTTTCGATATCTTCAATACCACCATAGTCATCGTATGTACCAAAGATTGGTAATGTGGCTGGCAAATAAGGTAAATAAGTATTGTTATACTCTTTTTTGAGCGGAATCAACACGCAAGGTCTTCCAGCGGTGATTGCGATTTGGCTAATGCCACAATAAACGGACCAACTTCCCATAAGATTTTAATTATTGTTCGTAAAGATTTTTTGCTCCATTAATTGTATTACCTGTATGATATAAAGTTCTATTTGATAAAACAAATCCTGTTCTAGTTCCTTCAGGTAATGAGTACCATGTTGGAATGGTTACGTTAACACGAATGACCTTTCCACTTTTATCTTCACGCATCATAACGTAATAAACGGCATCACGACTGGATTTATAACCACTTGTTGGTGGCTCATATCCTCTTGATACAATGACGCCAGTATAATGATATTCTTTATCATAGCCACATGAGGCTAAGAAGAACAAGCTGATAATGATTAATAATTTTTTCATGGTTGTTTTTGAAGTTTTTGGATTTCGGCATATAACTCACGAATCTTAGCTTCCTTCTGACGTTTTGTCAAACGCTCGTTTTCAAAAATTTCAATTTCTTTTGGCCCAGCGAGTTTGATTTCATAACCAGAAATCTCATACCCAATATGGTCACAATGATAATCGATTTCAACATGGGTTGCGCTCTTGGCTTTCATATCTTCAAGAGTTTTAATCATCTTATCGATATTGATTGGAAAGCCGTCAGCACCGCCTTGTCCCATTTGAATATCAACGAATTCAGAATGCGTGTCGTAGTCAAATCCAAATTCGGAATAAAGTTCGATGTCGATTTCTGAATGTTCGATATCATCGACCAATCGTTTGTTACGTAGACTTTTGGTAATTCTTTTTCTTTAGCCATGATTTATAATGTGTTTGCAAATATACGAATAAATGTTTACTTCACCAAGTTTTGTTCGGTCTTTTTTATATCTTTCAGGATTTCAAACGCCTTTTTGAATGTCAACTCCAAGATTTGATTGTGTGTTAACCACCCATTGGCTTCAACCCTTACATCTGGGTGACGAAACTTGTTAATCATAAAGTTAATATTTCCATACATATCAATTACTTCATTTGCGCTACATTCGTATTTAACACTAATCTCCATGAAATGTTTAGTACGGAACCATTCTTGAACTTGTTGGAATAAAGGTGCCGCAAGAAAATTTGGGCTTATAGCATCAGAGTTATGCTTGTACCAATTTCCAAGTACATTGTGTTGGAATTGTTTTCCCTTATTGAATCTAGCTTGACATGGTTCATCAAAACCAAATTCCCATAAGAGAACAGCGGTATTATATGTAACAAATTGGTCTTGCATTGTGCATTTTTAACAAAGATACAGATTTTTATTTAATAAAACAAATCTTTTTTAATTTTGATACATATTTATGTATATGAGTATAACAAAAACAAAAACAAGTGAAGTTAGAATTAATCTTCTTATTAGTAAAGAATTAAGAAAAGAATATAAACTCCATTGCCTTAATAACAACACCGATATGTCTGAACGTATTAGAACATTGATAATTAAAGATTTAAAGGGTGAAATTAAATAATGGCATACGTTTACTTATATTCCGACCCAAGAACTAATACCCCAGAACCAATTTATGTTGGTAAAGGAAACGGTAAAAGAATTTCCTTTCATAAAACTAGGGCTAAAAATCCAATTTTAAAATCTAAAATTCAGCATATTAAAGATGATGGGTTAGAACCGATAATTGAAATTATAAAAGACAATATATCTGATGATGATGCAATGAAATTAGAAAAAGAATTAATTGCCAAATATGGTAGGATTCATCTAAATACTGGAACACTATGTAATCTAACAGAAGGTGGTGAAGGTACTATCGGTTATAAACATAGTGAAGAAACTAAAAAGTTATTAAGTGAACAACGAAAAGGTAAAAAACAAACATCTGCACAATATGTTGCAAATTGTAATCGTGTCATTTCTAATGAAACCAAAGAAAAACAAAGAATTGCCAATAAAGGGCATACAAGACATACACCTGAACAAATTCAAAAAATAATTGAAACAAATAAAACTAGAATTATTTCTGAGAAAACAAAAAAACTATGGTCCAAACAAAGACTTGGACAAAACGAAAAAATAAATTGGCCATCAGATAATGAATTACTTTCAACGGTAAATGAAATTGGGTTATCCGAAACAGCCAAATTATTTAACACGTGTTATTCAAATGTAAAAAAACGCTTAAAAAGAAGAAATCTTATTTAATTTTTCATCCTCAAAAATTCCACCCGTTTTATCGCTTAAATCAAAATTATCCTCGATAAATTTGATTATAATATTTGGGTCAATATTATGATTAAACACGATGTTTGGTCCGTGATTATCTAACATTACTGCACTAAATCCTTCATCAAATCGTTTCAAATTTTCACTAGTATGTCTTCCACAATTATGTGACCCACATTCATATTCACGTTGTGATATGATAGGAACTTTGCTATTTGGTTTGATTGGGCAATGGAAGTGTACGATACAGTCATAATCGTATTCTTCATGGTCACGGAAAATGATACGCTGAGACTGCCCACCAACACTTGGCTTCGCACCATAAGCAATTACGCTATCTGGACCATCGGTTTTAACACGAACCAGACCATTGGTTTTAAGGTCATTAAAGTTCGATTTACGAATGCTGGTTAAGAATTCAGTGTCAGATATCTTTACAGCAAAGTGGCCGACTGTTGCGCCGTTAAATGGTTTATATGCGTTTTGTTGGATGCAGTAATCAACTACTGTCCTTAATGCAGGGTAAACTTCAGGTGAATTCCAAGATACTGGGGTGCCATCAACAACGGTTGAGCGTGTAAAGCTCAAATGGCTTCTGTAATAGGTCATGTCAACCAATTGTTTAAGAGCTTCTTCCCTGTTGGTTGTTTTATGATAGATGGCTTCTTCGGGTGTAATAATCATGTTAAGCCTTGTCTTTACGTCATTTGCAAGAACAAGGTTACATGAATTCCTCTTCATAAGGTCAAGACCAGCTTTGTACTGTTCCCTTTCTGTTGCGCCACAAGTGGTTTTAAAGGCAACCAGAAAGATGTCTTTACGACCCTGACGAATGGTTTTTAGTACTTTTTCGGCTGGAGTTAATTTGATGTATTGAACCCCTTCTGAGGTTTTAAGACGTGGTTCATATTTTCCGCTAGGTGTGCTTCCATCACCAAGCAGGGCTTTTCCAAGGTCTTCAATGTTACCATCAAAATCGCACATAGCTGGATTGAAAAATATAACCTTGGTATTGAAATCTTCTTTCAAGTCAAGAACCCGATGATGAACGTCATCATTGGTGATAAGATTTGATTTTGGGTCAGCCATTTTGGTAAGATGCAAATTGACTTCCATCCTTGTGAACCTATCATTGCAGTAATGATATAAGTGTTTTGCGGTTGTCCCGAATGCTGGTGCAGCAAGGGCTAGATGGCTACGAACATGGCTGAATGTTCCACCACCGATAATATGTACTTTTTTCATAGTCCTTTGATTTTTTTGAAGTGTTGAAATAAAGCTTTTTCTGGTACACGACCTTCTGCCAATTCATTTCGCACAATATCTTTTCCTTCAGAGTCAATCACACCATTGCGATAGATTGCAAATTGGATTGCAATATCTTCAACGATATCTTCACATTTTTCAGCAACATTGATATCGGTTTTATTTTTCTGTGATTCGTGAATTATCAATACAGATTTTATTGTATTGTATATTCGCTGTTTGAGTGTCATGTTACAGATTTTTATACAAATGTACGAAGAATATTTGAATTAATCAAATTTATTTTTGGTCAAATGTTACTTTATTGTTATCAAAGTATCCCTTGATTTCCATCTTATTTGAAAATACATTGAAAAACAAGACAATGAATACCAAGAAAATAATTGTTTCAGATACTACCATGAAGTGACCTAACTTCGTAATTGGATAAAAGTCACCATATCCTGTGGTTGACCCAGTAACAAAGCTAAAGTAAATTGGTTCAAACCAATGCTCAAATGGTTTATTCAATAAGCCTTTAATGGAATAAAAACACCCAAAGTCAATTGTTATTTGAAGATAATTTAAAAAGAACAATAGCATTGAGCGTTTATAGCTTCTTGGCCTTGTCAAATAATCTGACGCAAATATTAATGTTGGGATATAAAGAAGTGTCTCAAAGAAAAACCAGATAAGAATACCAGCAAAAATAGGATTATCTATCAAACCGTATTTAACGACGATAATTGAATAAATGATTTTTATAATAACAAGGACATCAATTGCAATATCCCTGTGTATAGAAGAGTGTCGTCCAAAAAATTGCCTAACGTAAGTACCAGCAAATATAAACTGCGTTAGGGCTAAGAATAGCCTAAAGAGTCTTTCAAGACCATAATCGTCACCGTTCCAAATGACGTTAAGGTTCTTTATTCTACGTGTTATTGCTGATTCCTTGATTGTTTCTCGACAAACGTTTTCACCGAGAAACAATTTTGTTAAGAATTTTTTCATATTTGTTTAGCTGCTGCATCCACCACCACAAGATGAACCACAAGATGAACCACAAGATGAACCACCTGAATCCCCACCGCTTGATGTGCTGCATGATGAACCGCCTGAGTCACTAGACCCACCATCAGAATGACCATCTCCACCAGAATCGGAAGAGTCCCAACTTCCACTAGCACCACCGCCCCCAAAACTACCACCACCAAAATCGTGTCCGTGGCTAGGTGATGGGCTGTCGATTGTTGAACCACAGCCAAAGATTATTGGTGTACTACCACAACTTGAGTTGTTGTTTGATTCATCATTTCTTTTTTTCTGATAAGAATAATCATCAGGTGACATAAAACCTGAGGCGTATGATTTGTTTGTTGATTTGACACTGGTGGTTGTTGGTCGTGTTGTGTAATAGCCACCGCCTTTTGTTTGTCCTTTTTTCTTCTTACCGAAGAGCCATGATAGTAATCCCATGTGTTTTAGTTTTTGATTTGTTTTATTAAAAGTTTGAATAACGCTTTCCAATCGCCAACTGGAATAACCCAGTGTGTTTTAAGGTCAATGTGTGTATATTGTGAGTCTTTCCAATTTGTCCAAATATCTGACGGAGGGTGATAACCAAAGACTTTGGTGTAGAGTTTTTTTGTTTCTTGATATTGGTCTTTACCTATCGTTTTTACTTCCGTCTTGTCGGTTGGATTATGATGCAATTCTACTTTCAAAATTTCTTGGCACATTTTCTTATAATCCATTGTGAATAAAAGGTGTGTATGCCAAATTTGGTCAACCTCATATGATGGGGCTACGCTCTGTATTGTTGCCAAATACACGAACTTTTTATATTCCTCAATAACCCTGAGTGTATAGTCTCTAGACCACAAATTCTCTTTCATTATACGCTCAATGAATCGCTCAGAACCATTGTCAATTATGATATCTGTATATTTCATGATACAAACATACAATTTTAATTTGAAATTAACAAATTATTTCGTTTAATTCTGTAAATTTTAGTCCTATATAATCAAAAATTAAACTCATATGTATCTTGACTTTAAGACTTTATAACTTCCATTCATGCTAAGAATAACAACACCAGCTTTAATTACGAAATCAGTATCTTTAACATGATGCCATTCAATTTGTTGAATGTTTAGCGTTTTTGCATTTTCAATTAAATCGTCCTTATTGATATATAGGACAGTTGTTTCTACATAGGTCATGGTAATCGGTTTGCAATTTTAAGTATTTGATTTTCTTCTTCTTCAGTAAGCATATTCCACCTACCATGCAGTTTATCGAGTGCTTCTTCATATTGATGTTCATATACACCCCTAATTGAGCTGAATTCTGGTCCTAAAGCACTTTCTTTAAGCCATCCAGTTTCTACAAGGTTTTGAATTATTTCTTTGATGTCACTCGATGAACAATTATTTAATAAATCGTCTATATCGATGTTAATATATCCCATGTTAAATTTTATTATATTCGTTTATGATGTAATCGAAATGTTTGTATTGTTCTTCGGTGATTTCTTTTACAATATATGATTGGACTTCTAAGTTGTATCCATCTTCTGCTGAGAGACAATCAGGGTCATATTCAGATTCTTTAATTGTTTCAATGAAATCTTCATCTGACATATCTGTTTTATCTGCCAGTGCCTTAACTTCCCAATGAATATAATAAGCGTTGGGGTTTAATTGTGTATAACGTTCATTGGTGGTTACAAATTTTACAACACCACCTTCATCTGGGGACCCATGTGGGTCAAAAAAATCGGTTGTTACGATTACTAAATAGTATTTCATAGTTTTGTATTTTATTCACTTGTATTCTCTTGACTCAAGATAGAATGCCAACCCAAGTCCGCTTGTTATAAACCAACGATACCATTCGACTGGATGTCCATGTAATGAACCATAGGTATATAAACCTAATGTAAATGCGCTAAGATAGCTAAAAAATTTGCATAGTCCTCTTGGAAATATTCTGTCCTCCATTAGTGTTTGTTTTGTTGTTTTTTAAGCTCACGGAGCTTTTTATTTAGGATTCTGAGCTTAACGCTTTTCACAACACCCTTAACCCAGTTTTGTTGTGGTGTGTGCATGATGTCTTGGATTTCTTTTTCAAGTTTGTGAATTCGTGATTCGATTGTCATAGTTAAGATTTTAAATGTTTTCGGACAGATTTAAAAACCAATTCCAAGTCACCAATCTTTATGATTTCTTCTTTGTGTGTTAAAAGAAATTTTGCGAATCGAACTTGTGTATTGGTTAACGGTGGGATATTATATTTTTCATCACTCCGTGTCCAATTTATCCAATCAATATATTCTTCATCAATTGATTTTTCCTCTTTTATTTCTGTCGACATGTTAACCGTTTAATTATTGAATGTAATTTGGTTTCAGCTCAGTTAGTGATTTACCATTCACTGCTTCCTCAGCCCTTTTAATTCTTTTACGGATGGTATCAATCTCAGCTTGAAGTGCTGCTATTGTTGCAAAGTGAATTTCATCCCTGTCGTCCTCAAGAATGTAATCACTTTCATCATATTCAGAAACTTGAAACAGTTTTCCCTTAAGGTCTTCAGCGACAAACCTTCCATCTTTCCTAATACCAGTTATCTTGATTCTTCGTTTATCTTCATTGTAAACATGTTTGTTTGGCTTGGTTCTAACAAAGAATGGTTCAAATGTACTGTTTTCTTTGATGAAATCATCAATTGATTTCTTAACCGCTGCATATGATTTGCTAACCTTAAGCTCTTTAGCTGGTGTTAACCAGTCAGCTTCTTTTTTTGCCTCACTTGAAAACGCCTCGTTTTCAGTATCAAAAAAGATATCAAATTTACGATATGTTTCAATTTTTACTTTCATAATTTTTTATATAAACGTGATTATTACTTTGAACACAAATATACGAAGGTTTTAAATACAAACCAAATTTTTATTAAGATTCTGGAGAAATTTCGTCTTTTAGTTAAAAAGAGCATATTTATTAATATGAAAAATGGTAAAATATATTGTTTAATCGACCCAATTACTAACGAAATTAGATATATTGGCCAAACGCTTCAGACGCTACAAAAAAGATTAATTAAACACCATTCAGATTGTGAAAGATTAAATACACATGTAAATTATTGGTTAAGAAGTTTAAAAAATAATGGGCAACGAGCTATTATTCAATTAATTGAAGAATGTTCTATTGAAACAATTGATGAATTAGAAATTGATTACATCAAAAAATATAAAGAAAATGGCCATAGATTGACAAATATATCTGAAGGTGGTCAAAAAAATCGTATTATTAGTGATGAAACAAAAGCTAAAATTGCTAAAAGTTTAACTGGTAAAAAACAATCAATAGAAACAATTGAAAAACGTAGAAAAACATTAAAAGATGTTTGGTCATCCTCAGAATTAAAAAAACTAAAAAGTGAACAAACTAGTAAACTCAATAGATTAGGTACTACTGGCATGAAAGGACGCCAAAGTCCAAAAAAAGGACAACCATTCGTTGGTGATAAAGAAAAATTATCCAAAAGTTTAAAAAACCATTATTCAAATGTAAACGTTAGAAATAATGTTGCAATCAAAAATGGTCAAAAACCATTTTTAGTTTATATTGGAAAAGTTTTGCTCAAAGCAAACAGATATCGAAAAGAACCAGTTATTGAAAGAGGTGAATTAATAATGGAGCATATTAATGTAAATGAAGCGTGTAGATTATTAGGAATAAAATATCCTATTAATGTTCGTAAATGTTTACAGGGTAAAAGAAATATTGTTGAAGGCTACATATTTATTTATAAATAAATTATTATGGCAAACGTTTATCCAGATTATAATATGTGGGCTCAGATGATTAAAGAGTTTGAGGGATTTAAAAACCAAGCATATCTTTGCCCATCTAAAGTTTGGACAATAGGTTTTGGCTCAACCTATAATTACACCGCTAAACGTAAAGTTCAAGCTGGTGATTATGTTACTCTAGCCGAAGCAACATCTTGGATGCATATTGAATTTCAAGAAATTATACGACTGGCTAATGTTTACATAAAGCAGCCACTTACTAAAACCCAATCAACAGCTGTATGTGATTACATCTATAACCGTGGTATTGGTAACTTCTTGAAAACCAAATTAGATGATTATATTAATGTAAATCCTAATGACCCAAGAATTTACCAAGAAATGAGAGGAACAGGTTTAACTGATAGGCTTGGAAATGTCTTACGTGGTTTAAAACGTAGAAGAAATTGTCAAGCGAACCTTTATTTCACTGGTCAACTAAAATTCTCTTAAACAATAAACTATTATCCCTGAAGTTGTTTAATTGCCCACAGAATAGCTTGTGCTGACTGTGGTGTATATTCTGGCATATCCATGGCCACCATCTCTCTCAATTCAGTACCAGAATCGTAATCTTTTGGGGCAAGCTCAACACATTGAAATTTGCCGTTATCCTTTTTGTAATAAGGAATAAAGCTATCCCTCCCACCATACAATACAGCATCTTCACCACTAACCAACAATGAATCAATGAGTGAATCCAGTGTTTCCACCCATCCTTTGTTATCATTCTTTTTATCGGGTAACGGAAGAATATTAAGGTTCTTGTTATCTCCAAAGGTATAACGAATCATTTCCTTTCTGAAATCAAAAGGATATGCGTTTTTGAAATCCATTGGGTCTTGGCTTACACCTAAGAAGATGATTACACGCTTATGGCGGTCCAAAACTGTATTGATGGTTGCTTTATGTGATTCGGTAAGATATGGAACTTGCATACGTGCTACAATAACACCGATACCTTTCCTTTCTTTTAATAGATTACCCATGATAATATGTTTATTCGTTATGTTCGGCTTTAGCCAATAATGAAATCCCTTTCATAAGATGTTGTAAAAGTTGTTCATTGTAATTTCCGAATGGTCCTTCCAAAAGTTCTTTCCAACTAACTTCTTTAACTACACCGTTTTCAGTTGTTTGAATTTCACCAGAGACTTCGCAAAGATACGTAGAACATTTGAAATCACCATCAGTTCTTTCAAATATTTTTTCGTACTTGGTAATATCCAAACCAGTTTCTTCTTTGGTTTCACGTATCAAAGCTTGTTCAGGTGTTTCGCCTTCATCAACCTTACCACCAATCAAACCAAACTGTTCTTGGTTATCTTTTCGTGATACACCAAGAATTTTATTGTTTTCAGTGAATATCAACGCACAAACAGCTTCTTTCATATCAATTGTTTTATACCACGGTAAACCTAATTTCTTCGCCAATGCTTTCATTTGCTTTGCTGGCTTACCATTTTTTATTTGCCTTAAACCCTTATTGTTATGGTGTCGACGAAACTTCATTTTTAAGAATTATAGAACGTTGGTTTCTCACAATTCTCTAAAGCCCAATCAACCCAAAACTTTAACCACTCCAAACGCACAGCCCATTCGTTTTCTTCTGGCCAATCTTTATCTTCGGCAAATGGGTCAGCCATTACTTTAGGTGAATATCCACCTTTTGCATTAGGATATTTTTCGTAGAACTCTTTGTAGGCTTTATCAATAGCTACTTTATGTTTTTTACGAAGGCGATAAACACCTGGATGCCGACGCATCAACCCATTTTTGTCATTGAACATCAAATCCGTTAACCCAATGAAATCCATTGCATTAGACCATGACGAATATGATGGCCAACGTTTATTCGTATAGTCGGTTGGTTCACCGTATGCTGGGGCATTATCCAATGTAACAGTTTTTACATGTTTATATTTATAACCATCTGATTCTGTTACTGTTTCAAGTTCTCCGATTCCGATTGTATATCCCATAATTTTTATGTTTTAGGGCACAAATATACAAAGCTTTTTTGAAACCGCCAAATTTATTTTAAAAGATATTCATCACCTTTGCCGTATTTTTGTAACATCCTTATAGCTGAACTACTTATGTGTTCATATTCTTTGTCACAGAAGATGCTTACGACCTTGATGTCTGGTTTGAGTTCTTGAAGAAAACGATACTGGGTAAGTTCATATTGAAGGTCAGTAGAATTCCGTAATCCACGTATAAGTGTTACGTCATGTTCTTTTGATTCAAGTTCTTCAATAAAATCAGTTAGTAATCCAGAATACTCCATTATTGTTTCGTAATTGGCAATAATCGGTGGATAACCAACGAATTCATTATTCTTCTCTGGATTTATACCTCTGGCAATAATGACCTTATCAAAAATTGCTTTGCTTTTTAAAAGTATATTGTAGTGACCCTTATGGAATGGGTTAAAGCTGCCAGCATATAGTCCTATTCTTTTCATTAGATAAGGATTAGGATGATTGCAAGGATTGCTACTGCAATGCCAATCTTAACGCTCAATGGCATCTTGTCGTCTGTTTCTGGGTTGTAGAATTTTTCTTCCATTATTCAGGTATTTTTAGTTTTAAGATTAAACCTTCTTGTTTAAGTTTACCATCAGCAATAAGGCTGTTGATAATCATTCGACTTACGTTATACAAAGGATTATGTTCACCATCCATTACCCTATATAGTTTTGGACCATGACCTTTGATATAACCGTTCGTATTAAACAAGTCAGTTATGATTTTTATTTTTAGTTGGTTTTCTATCATAGGTCTTCAAATGTTGCGTATCTAAGCTTACATGGGTTAACATTTTTGGCAAACCATCTTTTGTATTTGAAATACCAATAGGCTGAGTATGGGTTCAGGAAGGTAAAAAACTTATTAAACAAATATACACTATCTCGGCGTGATAAACAAAAATCTTTATCATCTACAAACCAAATAAAATTTCTTTTATCAGCATATACAAGTGAAATATTTAAACAAAAATCTTTTGTTGGTAATGTTTTATATACCCTTTTGTAATAAGACATATCACCCCAAAGAACAGCAACCGACGCTAAAACGGCGCTGAATATAATAACGGAAATAACAAATAAAAATGATGTTATCATAATCTAATTTTTTTAAATGAACCTTGTTTAATATCATAAACGTATTTAAAATGTCTCTTGTAGTCATCCAATGTATCAAACAAGGGAATATTATCTTTGAAACATGCAATATCAATGTTTCCTTTTCTGAAAAAGCCGTCTGGACAAACCATTGTTACCTTTCCAGATGTTGAATACCGACCAAATTCATAGAGTGTGATTGGTGATACAGTGGCTGGGTCAATATAGAATAAAATTAGGTCTGCATTATCAAGTGCATTCAACTCCCAAATAACTTGTTGAAAGAATTGTGGGTTGGTAAAATCTTGCTTCCAATCAGCATTCCAATCATCACGTCTTGGGTTAAACACACCATAACCTAATGATGTATAGAATTCTGTCATGTCTTTTTGCCAATCTTTGGCTTTTCCATTTTCGATACTACCGCCAAGAAAGACATACTTCTTGGACATATCTCGCTTAGCAATGTTTTGTGTTGGTTTGTATATCATAGTTAATATTTGAATGTTAAAAAGTCCCCGTCACGCTGGTCAGAATTCCATATTACATCAACCCAACCAGCATTTATATAACGCTCTTTCAATATTTCAAACTTTGGCCACGTTAATGAAGAAGGGGCCGTAATATGAATCGATTGTCCCTTTGATATTTGATACCCTGAAAGTTGTTTATCAAATTCATTTTCAATTTTTTTAAGTTCTTCCTGAAAAGTTTTTTCAAGATGTTTAGGTGATATTGCCATGGTCTAAGGTTTATAGTGTACGATTGTTAAATCACAATCTTTCAATTCAGTTTGTATGATAGGTAAAATCCTGTTCCAATCGCCACCAGCCAATCCAGCACAAATTACTGTCCACATGATTTGTTAATTTTAATGTTAATAATGAATACAAATATACAAAGTTTTTTTGAAATAAACAATTTTTTTTCTTTTTTATTGATATTTATTTGTATAACAAATAATATACAATGAAAAAAGAAACAAATGACGTGGTCTGGCCAATAAGAATGACTAAAGAGCTGAAAGACAAATTTAAAGAATATTGTGATAAATACGGATATTCAATGAATAAAAAAATAAAATTGCTTATCGAAACTGCTATTAAAAATGGAAAATAAAGTTTACATTTATGCGTTATTGGACGAAAACAATATAATACGTTACATTGGTAAATCCAATAACCCTAAACAACGTTACTCAGCCCATATCAGTAATTCTAAATTAAGAAAAACACATACTAATTGCTGGATATATGGCTTACTTCAAAATGGTAAACGTCCTACTATGCAAATCATAGAAGAATGTACCAAAGATAACTGGATAGAACGTGAACAGTATTGGATTAAACAATTTGATAACCTTACCAATCTAACAGATGGTGGTGAAGGTCTACAAAATTATCGACCATCAGAGAAAACTAGGCAACTAATGTCATTAAAGAAGCAAGGTGTTAATAACAACTTCTATGGCAAAACTCATTCAGATGAAACAAAAAAGTTATTAGCTGAATTGAATAAAAAGAATGTCGGAGATAAGAATCCTTTCTATGGTAGAAAACACTCGGATGAAACCAAAGCATTAATAGCTGAATCGGGTAGAAAACGAGCAAAGCTTAATAGCCTACCACAACTTCCAGTTATGTATGGTTCCGACAATCCATCAGCTAAGAAACGAACTTTTATATCACCAGATGGTGAAGAACATATTGTCTATAATACCCAACAATTCTGTAAAGATAATAACCTATCATACGATAAGGTTAAACTGTATGTGAACAAAGGTAAGATTCCAGCACCGACAGAGCCCAAAACAATAGCACGTCAAAAACCTAAGAGCTTAAACATCATTGGATGGGAAATTATTCAGGAAGCCTAACCAACGACACATCACAATCCTTCAATTCCCTTTGTAGAATAGGTATTACAATGTTTTTATCGCCCCCTGCAAGGCCACAGCCTATGACATACGGGAGACCAATATGTTGTCCTTTAAATCTATAACCAATTTTACGCATACATAGTGTCAATGCTTCATAGTCTAAAGGTTTGGTTACTCTTGATGGGATGTATTGTGTGTAAGAGTTGACAACATATAAGAAATTAGAGCCTTCTGGTCTTTCATCGGTTACCCAATGATGAAGTACCAATCCATTTTTGGTTATCAAAATAGGATTATATTCTATCTGACCAAGTTTATTGATATCTCCACGGGTATTCGGATGTTCCATCTTATAAAAGGATGGGTTATCGACACTAAATGCCGCTGCCATTTGTGGTGCAATACCAGATTTCATATTACACATGCAGTTACATCCGTGAGATATCACGTCAAAAAGACCTGTCTTACTTAGTTTGATTAAATCACCTTCTATTTCGTTAAAATTACCCATTGTCATTTTTATATTTAAAAATAAATCCTTTCGCACTTTTTTTATGGCCTGTTAAGACAGCTGAAATAAATGTTCGTCGTATGTTTAATTCATTAGCAGCTTTTTTAATTGACTCCCAATCTTGAATATGATTCATATTTTTATCATACTGTGATATTGGTTTTTCTAAGGATTTAGCTCGTTTAGCCTTTGTTTCATCCGATTGAGTGGTCCCTGATTTGGAAACACTTATTTTTAATTTTGTTTCATCACTTAACTTAAAACCAGCTTTCCTTCCACTCATAAAAGGAAGTAAACGTTTAGTCATTTTTTTTATTGCTTCATTAGAAAACTTTTTTTTGATACCCTTTTGAGATTCAGACATTTTCTTTTTAGTTTCCTCAGTATGTTTTTTTCCCTTGTTTATTTTGGATAAAAATAACTTAGTTTCTTTTTTGATGATTTTTCCCTTGTTAGATTCTGATATTTTTCTTTTGGTCTCATCAGAATGTTTAAACCCACTTTTATTCCCCGCTTTTTTACAAGCGTTATATAATAAATTTTTATCCGACCCATCAATCCATTTTTGTTCAAATAATTCTAAAAAGTCGGAATTATCAACAACTTCAACAATCTCAAAAATAAAATTTTCTTTACCATATTTTATCCAAGAACGTTGTAAATGTTCACAATGATGTTTATTTTTATTTAATAGATGTCGATGGGTTACAAACCTTCGTTTTATGTTTACTGAACTGCCAACATAAAATTTATTATTTAATAAGTTTCTAATTTTATAAATTCCTTTCATACAATTGTTTAATATAAATATACCAAACAATTAAGAAGTTCATTAAATAATTCACCTTTCTTTGCTAGGGTAATTAAATTCCCTTCAACCTCTTTAAATGTTCCCATGTTAATTATCAAACCAGAATACAAGTCTAGCTTCGTATTTTTTTGTTCGCTCAAATGATTTCATTGCGGCCAATAATGCTTTATACTTCATCCCAACAGGCCCCCAAGAATTCTTGTCTTTCTCACAGAGCTTTATTGCTTTTTCAAATTCTTTGGTAGTTAACCAAGAATGTGAATGCCAGTCTGGATGGTCGACGTATACAGCAACGTCATCATGGTAAGTTAGTTTACATCCCAAGCGTTGATTCCAATCCAACGCTGTTGCACGTTTAACTGAGCCTTCAAAAGAGTCCTTGTCATTATCCACAATATACAATCTCGAATCAGCTAAAGCGTAATAGCCAAGATTGTTAGGTAATCCACGGGCTTCGAATCCCTTATCCGTATCATACCTTACTCCTTGAGATAAGTAACCGAAGAGGATGTAATCACGGCCAGCGTTTATTCGGCCACCAAATGAATCCCAATACGGTTCATGTCCTTTTTTTTCTCTTTCTTGATTGTTTTCGATGTTTGAGTACTCAACGTACATGTGAATATCGCAGCCCATAGATTATGTTTTTATTCGTGGTCGTATTCGGTCACCACGATTTCACCGCTTTTTTTGATAGTTATTTGTGCATGGTCACCAAAGAGTTCTTTTAAGAAATCTTCTGGAATGTCACCCAAAAGGGTTTTGATTTCTTTGATGATTGCTTCTTCGCTTTCATCCCAACCTTCGATATCATCTCGGTCATAATAGTCTTCTTCATTGACGTCTAACCAATCAGTATGCGCACTGAATACACATTCTTCACCATCATTAAAGTATGGTGTGTATTGGCTCCATGAAATTGATTCGATACACTTGGATTTACTGAATTGTTCTGCAAACAATGCTGGGAATTGTTTGCGAAGTTCTTCAACGAGTTCTTTTTTCTTGGCTGCGAATATATCCAGCTCAGCTTTGATTTTGTTTAAAATTTCTGACATAGTATTAAAATTTAACGGTTATATCTTCAAGCTCCAGCATGTCGTCGTCATTTTCTTCGGCATACTTCCATTGGTCTTCATCATCAGGAATAAGGTCATATACACCGATGTTGTGGTCAACTTCATTGAAGTCCTTATCAATTAAAATGAGTACTGGATTATATTCATTATACTCATCGTTATATTGACTTATGGGTTTAAATAATGCCACTTTAATTTTGTGGTCTTTTCCAAAGGCTTTATTTACCTTGCCTATGATTTTCTCAGCCATGTTTTTTGCTGAATACTTTTCTTTAATTGTCATATAGATTTTGTTTTTAGTCGATTATACTACGATGATAGCTACCATCCAATATCATATCATTTTCTGATGGGGATGGTCCATTATCAAGGCTTAATGATGCAATTGGTTCAGGTGTATTAACCGTAACAACTTCTTCAGTTGATTCTGTTTGGGTTTCTTTCTTCTCAATTGGCTTATAAAGTTTTTGTGCTGATGGGCAAACGCCACTACCATTCTGCATCCACTTTTTGAATTCCATTTCTTGAATGAAATCTTGTGGGGTTGGAATGAATTTCATCTTATAGTCTTCAAGAATGTGTTGTTCACATATGTCCTTTACAGATACTTTCTTTCCATTCTCAAGGGTAATGTATGAACCGAATATCGGAATCATTACTTCCTTTATCCAGAACATTGTATGGGTTAATACACGGTGACGATTGTCAGATACCCATGCTTTGGAACAGTCCATCTTTTCGTGTAGTGGTAGATAGTCTTCCAGTTTACCACCCCAGCGTTTAACGCTGGATTCTGAGTGTATTATTGGATTTGCCATTATTCAAATAGTTTAGTCATTTTTTCAATAAAGGTTGGTGGTGGTTCAAAATTAGCCAAAATATCTAATCTTTCTTTAAGGGCATTTATCATTACTTCTGATATATGTAACACTGAATCATTAGTATACAATTCAGGATTACCACTCCAAAACTTATCATTAATAAACGCTTCAACCTTATGTACTGGAACCGTCCTAGTATATTCATCGTGCGTTACAGCATGTGTACCAGTTTTGGTTTCTGTTTTATAGTTTAACGTAGCAACAACCGAACCAGTAAATGTTCCGTTTTTACCAGTAATCGAAAAATCTTTTTTAAAAACTGATTGCTTCATTAAAGTGAATTTATTTTTGAGATTGACCCGTCATAGATAAGGTTACAGATAACTTCTTCCAATACAGGAATACATGATACTTCGTTGATTAGGTCATTTAATTGATGTACCAGAGATAAATCTAAAGCGTTATCAACGGTTGTTGGCATTTTAGCTGATGGTGTTACTGTATCACTAACAATCAATTTATCTAACCTTGATTCCAACAGATTGTAATAAGCCTTTCCGCTTAATACTGGGTGTGTTGCAACATAAAAAACTTTACCAGCACCTTCGTTTTTCAAGTATTCAACAGCCTTTTTCAATGTTCCGCAGGTATCAACAATATCGTCAATGATGATTACGTCTTTGTCTTTTACTGAACCAATCAATTCCATTGAAGCAATGGAATTTGGCTTATCCCTGCGTTTGTTGATGCTAACCATTGGAAGGTTCAACTTGTTGCCATACTTTTGTACCCTGTGAACACCACCACTATCAGGTGAACAAAGAATCGCATTGCTAAGGTCAATGTAGTTTTGAATGTAATTGATGAATATGCTGTGACCCTTGATGTGTTCAAGAGGGATGTGAAACATACCTTGAATTTGGTCTGCATGAAGGTCAATGGATACCACACGGTTGACTCCGAAACCTTGTAAGGCATGTGCCATTACACTAGCACCCAATGACCCCCTGTGACCATCTTTTTTATCTTGTCGGCCATAACCATAGTAAGGTAGAATGACCGTAAGGGTTTTGCATGATGAACGCTTTGCGCCATCAATGGCTAGCAAGAGTTCAGTAAGGTTTTTTGATGTGTCACCAAAGAGGAATAAATCACATCCCCTAATGGATTCCATGTACTGCACCGCCATTTCACCATCAGAGAAAACTTCGGTATGTAGGTCTACCTTGTAGCTGATAAGTTCAGGATTGCTAATCTTATCGAACAGGTACTTGGTGCTTGAACAGCTTGCTATTTTTACCATTGTATTTTATTTTAATCGACACTCAAAACTAGTGTTGGTGTTACTCCGTTTGGGTAACCATCACGGATTTCTTCTTCAGTTAATGTATCCTCAGAAATAATCCAAAAATCCACAAGGTATAAATCACCATTACCACCCCTATACCCCATTACTTCCATATCATCTGGTAGGTCTTTAATGATTTCTTTAAGGTCTTTTATTGTTCGTATCATGGTTCAAAGTTACAAAATTAAACAAACATTTCCAATTTCTCTGGAGCATATTTTTTAACAAGTTCAATTCTCCTGTTGTATACCGCTTCGCTTACAGGTATATCTCTTGACAAACGCATTGGCATGGTTTCCATTTGCTGTTTGATACGAGCCTTGATATCTAAGTTGTTCTCAAACATAACATCACCAAAGAACTGCTCTTCCAAACCGTTGTAATAAACCACACGTGCATCTTCACCATCTTCATTCCAGAAGACGATTGTACGTCCATGTTTCAACGCATCTGCATCACGAAGAAGTTTGAATGGACCAGCCAATGTAGATTTACCAGCTGTTTCAGAGAACTTAACACGGCCAGAGTTTTCTTCACCTACGCTACACAAAGCGTATTTGAATGAACCATTGTCACGGCTAATCTTATTCCTAAGTCCACCACCAACACCATACAGGCCCCATTCCCATGGTAAGAAACCTTCGGCCAACAAAGCGGCATTGATTTCACGCATCTCACGCCATGTCATGCCATCACCTTCGATGAACTTTAATGTGGTTGCACCATAGTAGGTTTTACCATTGATAACGATTTCACGATACAAGCCATATTGTTTAGCCAATTTACAAAGCCAAAGAACTTGTTCAACGGCAATACCGCTATCAGGACGAGCAACAACAATCTTACCAGTACCTTCACTATTAGAACGTAGTGCAAGTCCTAATAAACATTTAGGGTTAACTACATCACCGTCAGTTGTATATACTGCTTTAAAAAAGTCGTTACAGTCAGCGACAAATGAACCAATTTCACCGTTCTTTAAATTCTCATAAAGAGCATGGAAACAGTCAAATTCTTCATCGTATGATTGAACGTTCCTGTGAGCCAATGCTGAAACGCTCAGCGCTGATGCAATGGCTTCATTGCTGTTTTTCCAGTTGTAATAACCACCAGCAAATGTATCGGTACCTGCAAAGCTTAAACAAGCTGTTTCGCCTAACCATTCTGATTCTTGTGGGCAGATACCAGCACGGTCACCAAAGTTATGAACCATTAAACGAGCTTTGAAATCTTTTTCATCGGCTGTTAATGTATCACCATAAATTTGATTAATGAGGTCTTTGTAGTAGAGCACCCAGTGTTCAAGTTGGGTTGTCATTTCGGTGGATGCCCAAAGTTGTAAAATCTTTGATTCAAACCATGCTGCCAATACACCATAACCTTTTACAAGATTATGTATCTCAACGATAGGTTCGTGTGGGTAGAATACACTACCGTCAGGAAGGGCTTTTATTTCGATAGGGATACGGCCATTATATTTTTCAACGATTTCAACCCAGAGTTCACGTGGATATGTGAACTTTGTTAGACCATTGGTTGTGACCTTTGCATTTTCGAGAAACCTGTCGGTTTCATAGATTTCTTCCATTGTGATTGGTGCGTATAAAAGATAATCAATAATACGGGCCAATCCGCTCAGAATATAACGTGTGTCTTCTTTGGTGTAGATATTTGGTTCAATCTTTTCAAGGAACTTCCTTGCTGTGATGTAGTACACCGATTTTTCTTTAGCCTTTGGACTTTCGAATTCGTTGGAACCAATTGTATAGGCGTCGCCCATAAGTAAACGTGGGACTTTGTGGTTCTTTCTTTTGTATTCTGATATTCTGTTCATGTTTTGTTATTTTATATTTTAGTAACTAGGATGGTTTTTAATCAAAAATTTAATAAAAATGTCTTTATGTAATTCCCTTAAAACATCGTTAACCTCATCAAGTTCAAACCATTTTACTTCTTCAATATCATCACCACCTTTGACTAATCCCGCTTCTTCATCATTCAAAACAATTGTGAATATACTTGATGTGATTTTATGGCAAGAGTCTTTATACCTAGCATCATCAATAAATAATGATGTAAGATATTTAAACCTATCTTCACGTTTAATTAAAAGACTAGCCTCTTCATGGAATTCTTTAACCGCTGTATGTTCGGCTGTGTGAGTTGGTTCAACAAATCCACCAATAAACTGCCACTTTTCTTGTTTTGGCTTACGACCAAGTAAAATTCGATTTCTGTTAATGGCAATCACATCAACGGTATGAAAGGCGATTGGAAATGGAACGTAAGGGATACCTTCAACCAACTCAGGTTGAGGTGTCATATCGACTTCAACCTCAGTTACTATGAGATTAGCTTGTTCTTTGGGGTCACTAGTCCCACCCCAAAAGAATTCACCAGAGCCAACGATGATTGCTTCAACTGCGCCACTTCCACTATAATATTCAGACTTTACGGCTAATGTATCTTTAAATAAGAATAGGCTACCAGCTGGTAATGCACCTAATGACCATTCGTTTTTTTTGATGAGTTTCATTATGCGGCTTGTTTTACGGTGATTTCTTTTTCAATAAGCTTGATAAGCTTTGCATGTGTTTTGGTGACTTTCCTTTGCTTCAATCTGTTAAGGATTTCACGGGTTTCAGCACGATATTTTGTCCTGAAACTTTCAGACATTTTCTTCATGTCTCTCACATTATCAAGCCTATCACAAAGTTTAACACAAAGAGCATAGCTGCTCATCTTCAAAACTTCTTGGCAAAGATATTCTGTCTTACCTATGGTTTCGTATTTGGATTTATCCAGTGTGAGTTCCTCAACTAGACTAGCAACAGCATGGCCAAAAAGTCTAGCAATAGTAGAGAGTTTAACACCACAGTCCTCGACTGTATCGTGCAATATTGCGGCTGTTGCTAAGAGATAGATGTTTTTGCTTTCTTTGATTCCGTAAAGAGTGTGCATTACGGACATTGGATGGAGAATGTAAGGTCTTCCGTCACCTTTACGCCTTTGTCCTTGGTGGGCTTTGACTGCGAATAAAATCGCTTTTTCAAATGTTTCTACTGTAATCATATGGCAAAGATACTAAATTCTCATCAATTAACCAAATTTATTTTGGTCATTTTGAAAAAAAATCTTTTACATTATCAATTAATTCCAGTAGATTTGGGGCAAACTTACCGATTAAACCTGCGATAACTATTATAATCACAACGGTTATTAAAAACCCAATTATGTGATTAAAAATAAACCATAACACAAAAAGGCCCAATATGAACAGTAAGATTCTTTTTAAGAATTTTATTTGATTAGGTAGCATTAGTTTTTAAAATAGTCTCTTATTATGTCTCTTAATAATGTGCATAAAAAGTATATTAACGCCAGCAACCAACAGATTAATGCTGTTGGTGGTATGATAAAAATGTATTTTAACCACTGATTCTCTTTTACCGTATTAACCAAGGCAAACTTTAAACATAATGCGCCAGTAAAATTGGCGAAAAACAATACGAGAACAAATTGCCATGTAGTAAATAAATTCATCATTACATAAACATTTTACTTTTCCAAAACTGCCACCACTTTTTTCTTTTGGGTGGTTTGCATTCACTAAATGGGTTATCACCAAAAGAAACCTTGTTTAAATATTTAGCTGTCAGCATGTTAAGAAAAACCTCATGATATTCTTCTGGTATATCTTTCAGGTCAGCAGTCACATCAACCAATAAATCTAGTGTTTTATCAGTTGTAACCAATGTAAAATGCTCTTGCATTCTTACAATTGTTGATGTAGACACATTAACAAAATTATTTTGAATATTATATTCCATTTTTATTCATCTCTTTTAGTCGTTCTTGTATTCTAGCTAAGACAATTTCCCTATCTTGTTTAGTTGGGGTATAATCGCCCATCAAAGATGGTGGAACATTGTCCCAAGCATCACCAAAATAGGTTACGTTATAACCACGGTCCACACACTCAGCATAGATTTCTTCGTATCGTCGTTTTAAATAGCCTAATTTGTCGTAGAAAAACTTAACATGACCAGTACCAAGAGTAAATACTTTTGGTTGATTCTTAAGGTCAAACTTGCCTTTAGCAACAACATTTGGGATACGCTTAATTTCCCTAGCTTCAGCTAATAGATGCTGACGACAAAGTTCCTGTGGTTTTATTCCAACGTTAATTCTGGTCATATTGGCAAAGATACGAAAGTTTGTTTAAACAAACAAATTATTTTCTGAGATTGACGTGAACAGCATCTACCCTACCTTTAATTTCATTTGCTGTCACGTGGGTTCCGTCAACGTTACCCATTACATCCCCACCAATCTTAATATGGGTACCATCCACATGACCCATAACGTTACCTGATACGTTGGCATGGGTGGCCCTTAGACTGGCTAAGTCGCCTTCAAAACTTATCTTTAACTCATGTGAATCGGATTGATAAACTACCACCCCGTCAACTTTGACGAGTACTTTACTATTCATGACATCTTCAACAACAATATTGTTACCAGATACTGATTTTGTTATACCGTTAATGGTAATCTTATTCATAAGCTTTCTTAAAAATTTAATCATAATTCAATGATTGAATCTTCTTCAATTATTTTGAATGTGTTTTCAACACTAGCAAAGAATTTGCTATCAAAATTTAACAGCAATCTCATATACATTGCCATATCATATTCAGCAAATTTAATTGCGTTGTCAAATTCAACACCATTGCCAGTATCTGTCATTGTAAGAAGAACCTTATTTCTATAAGGTGGTGTCCATGTTTCATTGTCTGAAGAAAATAATTCATACTTTCTACCATATTGATTTACCTCAGAGACAACAATGGTATATTCGTGTCCTCCTTTTTCGGAGATAACAAGGAACCTTCGTGTTTTTTTATCAGAATTCATAAAATGATTTGTCTAAAATATTTGGCTCTTCATGATGAAGAGTAGGATTATTTTTTGATTTTTTTACTGGCGGTTCGTAATTTGGTAAATACTCACCAAATTCTCGAATCATATTTAACTTAGCAATAAATGGAGTATTCTTATCAATCCCACATTTGCTTAACACATTGAATGCGGCACCAATAGACATGCTCTTGTTTACCCTGCTAGGTCTTGACCAATCCCTTATTTTGGAATAGGCATTAACGAACATGTATTTAAGGTCAACTACGCTTACTTTTTCCGCTAGTTTTTTTGCTTCTGTTCTTGTCATTGGTTGATTTCTTTATTGTTTTCTTATCAGCCTTTTTAGCTTTCTTAGAACTTTTTTTCTTGGTTGAGGCCTTTGGTTCAACGTATGGTTCTACATATGTTTGAATATGATGATTGATTTCATCAGCCAAAGCTTTTGCTGTATTAAAAGCATCTCCGTGTGTCATATCACCGCAAGCTAAAGCGCTGTTGATAAAATCAACACGTTGTTCAAATTTCTTGACAATTTGTTTGTCGAATTTTAAACCTTGTTCAGATAATTGTTTACTCACCTTTGGCGCTTGTGGCCAAAAACTTAATGATAATTGTGGCATATTATTGTTTTTTGTTTAATAAACGTTCGCATTTTCTTTTCCAACTACCAGCTACAACTTGAATACCAATAGTTTTAATCCCAGAGTTTTTAATCATAAAAAGTTCTTTAGGATTATCATCCAAATGCCAAATAACATTTGTCCCCATTAGGTACTCTGACTTCCACTCCATGTTAGTAAAATGAACCTTCCAACGTGGAATACCGATTCTATCTACTACTGCCCATATATCGTCATTATTCCAATTTGATGGGTCAATCTGACCTTCGTAACCATGAATATGCAATTCATCATAACGACTAGTTACAACCCACACATCAATGCCCCTATCAACTAATTGCTTTGCATATTCTTGGACATCGGGACGACTAAGTGTCCCATCATAATCAAAAGTGCAACTGAATTTATTTAACATATCTTAAATTAGTTTTATTTTTGTATTTTCCTAATAAACATTGAGCTAAATGTTTTGCATTTAGCCCAGATGCTTTTGCAGCATCAGCAATACTTTCAAATAATTTACCTGTTTTAATATCAATAATTTGTTTTTTTATTCCTGATGTTTTAACCCTTTTTTTAACAGATATTTCAATATTTTTATACCGCCAAATAAAATTAAAAGCTGATAAACTTTTTCCACGTAAACAACTAGATAAATTTTTTCTGGATAAACCTAATTCATCCTCAACATCTTTAGCACTCTTCCATTCTCTAACAAACTCACCATCTAATGTATATTGTAGGATTGGTTTTTTTATGCTCTCGGCATTATTTTTAATCCATTGTTTTGATTTTACAACTTTAGTTCCAATTCTTTTCTTTGAAGCCTCGGCTTGTGCTTTTGTATACCCAGTTTTACGTCTGTTTTCAGATATTTTTTTCTTTGTCTTCTCAGTATGATTAATTAATCTACACCCTTCTCCACCCAATGTTAAATTCATTCCATTATTATTCCATTTATTGAAAGAATTATAATGAATTATGTAATATGATTCTAATTTTGATAATTCTTCATTTGAATGAAACCCTTCATAAATTATGTCAAAGGAATGGGCGGTCCAACCATATTTTAACAATGAATGATATAAAATTTTTTGTCCTTTACAATGTAAACACCGATATGAGCTTTTTCTATCATTTAGTTCTGTTGTTTTTCCAATATAAATTTTTCCTGTTGGTGACGTGATTTTGTAAATATACCCTTTTTTCATAAGCGACGTTTATTATAAATATGTCGCTTTTTCTCAAAATCAAAAATTTATGTTTTGTCAAAATCAAATGTTACTTGTTTACTCATTGGTTGTTTGGTATTCTAAATCTTAGAAAACCCCTATCCTGTGTAAAAACAGGGCATTCAACGGTTTCCCATCTAGTTCTTTTGTAAAATTCAAAATTAGGGTCGTAAGACAGACCATGTAATTCAATCTTTTGAGTGATATTTTTAACCTCTTCATCTGGAACTTTAAGACCAGCAGTTTTTGAACCTTTTGGTTTAACCCATAAGTCACCAACCTTTTCGATAAATCCACCACGCTTCATTCGTGAAGGATAATCATTCCAGTTAATACCCTTCTGAAAAATTAGTTCTTGTTTTTCATCAGATGATACACCGTGTAATTCTTTGTGAGAATACATGGATTGGGCAACAGATGAAATACTATTACGGGTGGCATCTTGCTGCCGAAAAATCATATAATTTTCGACCTCTACTTTTGAAGGAATTTGCCAAAATCTACAATCAAATACCCCCAACCTAAAATTCTCAATCTCTGATTTTGATAAATTAAGTATTCTATCATCACCATCACTATCAGAAGAAGCCCTAATCATTCTTAATTGATTAAATTTAGCAGTGGCCATAGATGCCGTAACACTCGCCATTTTTTGAAGATTATTTTCAAACCATGGTTGTGTTTCATTGGTATCAAAATCCGTAATTAGAATACTAATTTCATCAGACTGAACATAGGCGAATTTAGCACCCATGATGTTTTTACATAGGTACGCAGCTGTTTCATTCATGTCTTCAATTAATCCATTGTCAAATGGACGTTCCATACCACGGGTGTAAGTGTGAAAGGCTTTTCCATCTACACGTATGATTGTATATGACCTTTTAGGTAAAAAAGTCCTTGTTGTAAGCTCATAAGCTTTCATTCTATCCCCAAGAGCGTCTTTAACTTTCATATTGTTTTAATTTAAAAATCCTATTCTTTTTTTCTGATTGTTATATATCTTCAAATCCATAAGCTTGTCCAGCGCAAATTGTTTTATTTGGTCAAGCGTACTTCCTTTCAATTGATTTGAAAAGTTTCTGATTTCTTCATCAGGAAAGAGGTCATGAATCATTTTTGAAAGTAATTTGTATATGTCTTCAGGATTTTGAATTCCTTCGATATCCAAAGAATATTTGAAACGACTTGGACGATTTTTCAAAGCGTCTGGAATATCCTCGATGTAATTCGTTGTGCCGAAAAAAATACAGTTGTTAATTGAAAGATTACCATCCAAAATCGTTTTAATTATCGACTCACCACCATTATTAATATGTTGGTCCATCTCTTCCATTATCACAACAATCGGGTTGTTTTGAATCAATCTTACAGACCTAATAAACTCCCAACAATAAGGTTTGTAGGCTGGTCCAAAGTAAAACACCAATGCTTTATTTTCTTCAACGGCTTTATTTGAATAGTAACGAACGATTGTTGATTTTCCTGTTCCTTCTTTACCATGAAGGAGAATACCAACTTTATGATTAAAACCTAATCCTTCAATTTTTTCCGAAACCTTTTTATCAAAAAAAGCTGTGAATAAAGCATCCAACTTTTCTTTATCAGCAAATTCATGAATTTTTATTTCTTCTTTGTTCGAAGAAATCTTTACCTCAACTTCACGTCTATTTTCATTAAACGAAAGTTCATAAAATCCAGATTTTAATGTTTTCGTTGAGTTTACAGTGTCGAAATATGAGAACATTACTTGTCCGTTCTCTAAGTAGTGAAATGATTTTAAATCGGTAGTGTTCATTTTCTTATTCGTTTTAAGTGTGTTGTTAAATGATACCCATGACAATGGGTGCATTTATAACCAACTAATTTTGTTAGTGAGTCTTTGTTTAATTCATTGATTATTTTTGCTGCCGATATCGCTGCGGCATCTGTATCAAATCGTTTTTTTGGGACACCGTGTCGGCTAATGCAAGTGAAAACTCCCTTATTGATACACTTCTGCATCACCATTCAATTTTAACTTCGGTTTCTTGTTCATATGGTTCTTCCGTAATCAAGAATCCTTGGCGATTAACGTAATGAAATCCTGATATAATGTACAAACACGGTGGTTGATAACCATCGTCTTCTATATCGTTTCTGTCATATTCAACATCCTCAGTTACATCTTCCTCATTAACTTCGTCACATTCAACAATTGTCCATACACGATTTTCTTTTTTGGCTAACTCAAAACAATGTTGGAGTTCATCGCCAAATGTCTCATAAAGACATCCATCCCAACTGGCATTATTATCCAAGTGGTTTTTGATTGGTTTATACTTTTCGTAAAACTCATCTTCTGATATGGTACTTACTTTTTGTGACATTAATAAAATTTTATTGATTCCAGAGATGAAAACTCTTTTGATTTACCATTAGTAAAATGAACCTTATAGGTTGTCCAATCCCTAGAAGCTGGCCACCAATCATTTTGTGGGGTTGCTGGTTCTAAGTTAACCGAATGATTAACAGGTTCAATTTCCTTGATTTCCAATTCAACAGAAACACCCATATCGGTTTCAACCATCATTTTTTTTCCTTTGACTAAATCAAAAACAGTTTGTGACATGTTACAAATATACTAATAAAATGTGATGTTTGCAAATCAAGACAAGATTATTTTTCAAGTGTGTTGATTACTTCCATTGCTAAATTATGTAGTTTTTCAATCATTTTCATTCTAAGTGAATGGTCAGATTCACTTGAAAAATATGCTGAACCAGTATCTGTTGAATTCTTACTAGCAAGATTTTCTATTGCCTTCCCAAGATGGTCAAGATATGCCGTCCTTGGGTCTTGTTTTACACTCTCAATGATTTTTTCAATGTCAATTATCATATGTTTGGTTTTTTAAATGTAAGGAAGAAAACCAGAAGGTTTTATGTATTCTGATTGAGACGTCTTACGAGCTTCAGCTGGACTATAGCCAAGTGCAAGTTCTTGTTCATACACAACTTTTCTATGTCCCTCCAAAAGTTTCTTAGCCATTATTTGGCTATCTTCGTTACGTCCATCGGTATAATATTCGTCAGTAGCCATATGCTCAATGAGTTCGAGCATCATTCGAAACATGGATTGTTGTAATGTACGATGTTGACGACAAAATCCTTCAATGAATTCTTTACCTTTATCCCGTGAGAAGGTATTAACATAATCGCTCATTGCGTCTGCCAATTGTAACCCTGTAAGTTTTTCCATGACGTATATTTTTAGACCACAAATATAATTAATTTAATTCAAACAGCCAAATCTATTTTTGACCCACGGGTATATCAACACTTGCAGGTAATTCCGATAGCGGTACATTTAGAACAGTATCTGGTTCTTTAGCTAGTAATTCTTCAGGTAGGTCCGTTACTTTATTCCAATCGGCCATGAAAAAATCAGTTATTGGTGTTTTGGATGATGTGTAATAGTAATAAACCGAATCGATGTTATATGATAGTATTACATACCAATATTTGTCTTTGGTGGCATGTGGCTCATATACTGATAGAAAAGCATCACCAGTACGATTTGTCCGTACTGGTGGGTCTTTTTTCTCTGGATGGTGGCACCCAAATAAGAGAAATATGCTTATTATTGTGGTAAATAGCTTTTTCATATTCATTTAACTTCCCCTTCTTTCTTTTGTGTCATGGCCATCATTTGTTTCATAGTACCCTCCATTCCATTTGGTGAGCCATCAAGAAAAATGACATTTCCTTTACCATATTCAGCAAAATTTTTAATCGCTTCGGTCCACATGCTGAACATTATTACGTTTACGTCCATGTTGGCTTGTTTCATTTGTTCAGCGGCTTGGCTCATACCCTTAGCAACTTCTTCACGGAAGAGGGCAACACCTTGACCACGTAATTGAGCAGCAACCTTTTCGGCCTCAGCAGCAATTTTGATTGCATTACCTTCAGCCTCAGCGGCTTTGGTTTTAGTGATAAGCAGAGCTTGACCTTCGTTTTCAGCAGCGGCACGTAAGTTGCTGGAAGCAACCACTTTGCTCATGCTATCCATAATGGCTTGGTCAAAAGTAATATCATTGATTTGAAGGTCTTGCAGGTGATAACCCCATGTAGAAAGGGTTGCATCCAGTTCGCCTTTAACGTGCTCAACCAATTCTTTCCTGATTTTAAGGACATCAGATTGTTTTTTAGTTGCGACGTAAGCACGAACCGCGCCTTCAATTGTTCGAGAGAGTGCAGATGAAAAAGCATCATCATTTGTAAATTTAAACGCAACAGTTTTAATTGTTTCATCATCATCATCCTTTGTCGAATAAAGAAGCATCGCATTAAAATAAACGTTTGCTTGGTCGGAAGTAATCGCTTGAAACTTTAATGTGACTGTTTGATTTTGAAGAGAAACATCCTTAGTAATTTGGTCAACAAACGGGATTTTAATACCTAAACCTGTTTTTGCACAGCGTAAGTATTTACCAAACCGAGTGATTACTGCTATTTTACCTTGAGGTACGATGAATAACGATAATAGGATGATACATATCCCAAGTATCACGGCCAGACCAATTAGAATGTAGTGAATTAAATTTGTGTCCATTTTTTATTTTAAATTTTAAAATTGAGATACAAATATACGAAGAATTCTTGAAAGTACCAAATTTAATTAGAACAAATTTCACCATATTCAGTCACTTCAAAAATACCAAGTTCTTTCATACTCATAACCGCTTCAACTATTTCAAGATTGCGATTAACGTAGTACAGTTTGGTTTCTAATTTAACAACTTCAGAATGTTGTAGTTGATTAAGGGCCTTTTCTTTTAACGCCTCTAATGTATTACTTAATTCAACCATGGCCTCACGCATTCCCCAGAGATGTGTTAATTCAAATCCTTCACCAAGGATTCCAATGTCCATTAATTGTTCATCAACTCGCATATGTTATTCTATTGATTTTACGATGAAGGTAAAAAAGTGACTGTCAATCAATCCCTTACTGATAAAAAAAGAAATAATAAACAATACAAGAACTGCTATCATTGATGCTACTCTTGACCTAGTGCTGCCCAAAATCGTTGTACCCAAAAATAAAAGAATTGTATGGGTAAAAAGCAATGCTAAATTAGCATATAGTATCAAGTATTGATATTGGTGTGAGAAAAAACAACCAATCAGTCTAGACATAACCCATCCATTGTGATAATCAATTAACAGGTATAATGATGCCAACGCCCCAAAAAGATTATGACTGTTTGGGAGTGGTCTGACATGAATACGCAATAGATAAAAAAAGAAGAATATTACCGATGCTATTGGGATAAATGTTAGTATAAACGCTACAACAGAAAATATACTAAAAAGATTAAGGGTTGCCCAACTTTCAAGTGAATAGACAAATGATGTGTGTTTGGACCCATCATTTCCATATGTTGAAACTACCTTTTCAGGTACAAGACTTGCATCAGAAGCCTTTATAAAATTGTTGTCACTCATTATTTTTTCTTTAAAATGTCAGCTAAACGATTTTCAACAATCCTTACAGTTGCAGTGATATTACGGCAATCATCACGTGTAAGGATTTTGGTTTCAAGTGTTTTGTCTTTGATGGCCCGACGCTTAACATTTGAATAAATGTTGCGCAGGTCATTCAAAGCCAACATAGCACGGTCAAGCTCAGTTTTAGTGTCAGAGGCTTGAATATCAGAAAGGATTCGCTGTTTACCATAATGTTTTGGTGGCTTTTTTTCGTCCGTTTCATCAACCACTGAAAGTTTCTCATACTTCCGCAATGTATTTGAATTTTTAAGAATGAAACGCTCAAAGATTGTTTGAAGGGTATCAATCACATCTGCTTGAAGCGTATTCTTTTTAGCCATGGTACGAAGTAAACTATAGCTTAACTTTGTATCACCATCCCTAAAAACCGAATCAAGCGCTTTATCGTTTTCAATTATATGTAATGTTTTAAAAACGTCGAACTCGACTTGCGGTAATGTTGTAACTGCTTTCATGTGTTTTAAAATTTAAGCAAATTTACAACAATTTTTCGAATAAAAAAATTTTTTTTGTAAAAACTTTTTCGTATATTTGCAACTAAATAAAAAATCCCCATCTTTCGGATGAGGATTATATTATATAACCTAAATTCTATGTATGGCTTAATTCTGAATATCTAACGCCGCCCTAACACGGTTCAACTCTTCGTCAGAAAACTGATAGTAAGAGCCTGTATCCTTGTTCTTGATTTGCTTTACTTTCTTCCTGAAAAGGGAACGGTTGGTACCCTTCTCGTCATCTGGAATACCCATAAGCTTCATTACGTCAACCATTGATGGGCCACCGAGCTTTTCAAAGGCTCTCCTTACGTCTGCGTAGTCTTTTTTACCCCCTTCACCTTGATTTCGACTATTATCATTCTTGTGTTTAATATCGTCATCATGGGAGCTTTTCCTATCCCTATGTTTATGCTGGGTATATTTCTTGGACTTATGCGTCTTATTCTTTTTAGTTTCTTCCATTGAGAATAATTCGTCTAAGGATTCTTTTAGCTTGGCTTTTATCTGAGCTTTTTCCATGTCTTTTTTATTATAAATATCTAATAACCTGTAAAAAAAACAGGAAAATAGGCCCCATGTACACAATTGTGTACATGAGGTTAGATATATACTTCCTTAAGTTTTTTAAGGCTTCGCTCACGAATTTGTCTCACCATTTCCCTTGTTAAACCAACCTTTTCCCCGACTTCCTTAAGGTTCATTGGGGTTCCACCATCAAGGCCAAATAAATCAACCATTATGGCCCTATCCCTTGGTTTAAGGATAGTTAAAGCGTTTCTAATACGCTTCTTAACATCTTCTGTTATGATTAGATAATCAGTTGGTTTTGCGTTTTCGTTTTCGATAACATCATATAAACTGTTTCCGCCTTCACTGTTATCCATGGCTGCGTCTAATGATTCAAAACTAAGCGTAGAGATATTCTCAAGCTCAGATATTTCTTCTTTTGAAAACTTAGTTCCGTATTCCTCAATAACTTCAGACAAATCAACTGAGCGTCCAAGCTTCTGCTCTAATTCACTAACATGCTGATTAAGCTTTGATAAACCGCTAATTTTATTAGCTGGTAAACGAACAATCCTTCCATTTTTAGCAAGGTATTCCATTATCATCTTCCTAATCCAGAATACTGCATAGGTAATAAACTTAAAACCAGTGCTAGTCTTATATTGCTGCGCTGCCATAATAAGACCAATATTACCCTCATTAACCAAATCTTCCAATGCAATGTTGGACGATTCATACTGCTTAGCAACACTAACTACGAACCTTAGGTTTCTTCTAACCAATTCGTCAATAGCTTCCTTATCTCCTTGTTCAGCCTTTAAAGAACAAGCAGCTTCTTCAGCTGGGGTGAACATTTTAATATCTGCAATATCCAATAGATATTGTTTAAATGAATTTGATTCCCTTTTGGTGTACCTTTCTGTGATTTTTAAACTTTTCATGCAAACGATTTTAATCTTTGTTTTTTACAAAGGTAAGTAAATAATGTTAATCAACCAAATATTATTTGGAGGTTTTTAGCTCACGCTCAGCATCTTTTGCTTTAATGGCGTCCCGCTTATCATATGATTTTTTTCCCTTAACCAACCCGATTTCAATTTTAATGAAACCCGTCGACGTTAGATTAACGTTCAACGGAATAATTGTTAACCCCTTTTCTTTGATGGATTTCTCTAACTTGTTGATTTCCTTCTTCTTAAGGAGCAATTTACGCTCTCTTAGGGGTTCGTGATTGGTGTGTTTAATTTGGCGGTACTCAGCGATATGCATGTTTTTGATGAAGACTTCGCCATTATAGATATGGCAAAATGCCTCTGTAATTGAGGCTTTCTTATCCCTGATGGATTTTACTTCGGTTCCTGAAAGTTGGATACCCGCCAATAGGCGTTCGATAATAAAGTAGTCGAAATTTGCTTTTCGATTGTTAATTAATGTGGTCATAAATTCAATTGCTAAGGGCAAAGATACGAAAAAAAAGTGCCGTTGTCAAGTAAACGGCACAATTTTTTTTAAATTACTCAATTTCAATATCGATTATGTTTCGATTTTCATCTAAAACAACCGCTATTGGTTTGTTCTGGTACTTATAATTTTCACCCAAAACACAAGCATTAAAATATGATGTTCCATCAAAATCTCTATACCCTCTAGCATAGTGAATATGACCACAAAGATGGATTTTAGGTTTGACTTGAACAACCTTCTTGTAAAGTTCTTCACACCCAACCCTCATACCAGTATATGTTTGGTCTAAGATGCCAAATACAGGGCCATGAGTAATTAGGACATCCAATCCTTCTGGAATTGGCTCCCATTTTTTGGCGATATCATCACCACGGTTAACATTAAAGGCCCAGTCAAAAAATCGTGGTTGCCATGGGCTACCATAAATCTTCAACCCTTCCACTTCAACCATTTGGTCCATCAAGTATATTACACCACGGTCTTTAAACTCTTGTGCAATATCTGGATATATTGGTGGATGTGCAGACAATGTGGGTTGAAAACAAAAATCATGGTTACCAGCAATAAAGATTTTATGTTTGTATGGTAACATGCTAAACCAGTTCAAAAAATTGGTTAGTTCCGCTGTTGTACCACCATTAGTGCAGTCCCCAGCGTGAAGAATAATATTTCCATCTGGCAAGTCTTTGGTAACACGCCCATGTTCGTTGTGTGTATCGCTAATAAAAATTAGTTTCATTGTTAATCAGTTATTCCCATCATTTTAGATGAGACGTCAATAATTTTGTCTTCTTTCCACTTTGTATATATTTTGTCAATCGTTGTATTGTCTGCCCATGGATACTTTTCAAATAAAATCTTTTCAGTAATAATTTTTCCTTCAGGGTTTATTGTGAACCAATCAGTAAGACCAAGTCGTACATCATAATTTTTTAATTCTCCGTGAACATATTTTTTGGTTAATTCTTTCTTTTTAGAATTAAACCATTTTGTAAAATAAGCTCCAACAAAATCACGATTTATTTTTGGTTCAAATAATGTTACTAATTTTTCAAGGTTTAGTATTGCACCATCTGATGAAACTAAAACTAATTCTAAATCATTTACATCTGTTTTATGTTCATTTAAAAATGAATCAAGCTCATACAACGCAGCCTTTGATGTAATTTCATACCATTTTTTTGCGATATTATCTGGTTGAATATATGCATCCATCCATTCACCAAAAATCAAATAAATTACCGAATAAAAACCAGAAGGATTTAATCTATTCTTACTTATTCCTTTTTTGACAACCAATATGTTATCATCACTAAAGGCCAACTCATAATTCGACTCAATAAAATTAATTACCAGTGATTCGTCCGTCATTCTTTGTTTCCTCTAGGAATTTTAAAACAGAATGTACTAATTTCTCAGTATACCATTCAAATATTATATCATAAGGTATTACATCTTTGGTTGTGTAATTAAAAATCATTTCAGATGTATTATTTAAAAAATCATCTGGCTTTTCTTGTAAACGATTTGCTCTATTAAAAATAATATATTTCCCAAGAATTACTAATACCTGATAATTCTTATCAAGAAATTTTTGTATCATTTCCTTGTCCGTCATCAAATGCTTTCAATTGAATCCTTTTAGCCTCAGAATTTTTAAGGTATTTAACCACTGATTCTAAGCTTTTTATGTGCTGTGGACCAACAATTATTTCGTCCCAAGCACCATATTGTGACTTGTACCCAAAAATATATTTAATGGCATATTTTACTCGGTCCCAAAAACTTCTTTTTACAAGATGAATATCCACATAAACGGTTGATTCTTGGTCATCTTCAAAATAACGCATTATCATTTGGTGTTCGCTGCTAGCGCAATCGCATAGCAAAATTTCTTGTACTGGTTTCATAGTTATAATCTTATTAACGTAAAGTTAATATTTTTCTTTTCAATGTCAACACTTGATACGACAATTTGTACCTCATCTCCCAATCTTATCGTTTCCCCTGTGTTATAACCTTTTATGGTATAATTTTTAACATCTGGTACAAACGTATCCCCACCAATCTCAGAGTATCTCACTAATCCTTCACATTTATTCTCGATGATTTCAACAAACATTCCATATTCAGTAATTGATGTCACAATACCATGATAAATCTTTCCAACTCTTTCACTCATAAACAAGGTCTGCATATACTTTATGCTATCCCTCTCAGCCTTTTGAGCTTTCCTTTCTCTTTCAGAAAGATATAGGCATCTTGCCTCAAGTTTTTCCATTTTTGGCATTGGTTTTTCCTCAAGAAACCTAGCTAATAACCTATGAACCATTACATCAGGATACCTTCTAATTGGCGATGTAAAATGAGCATAATCATCAAACCCCAATCCGTAGTGACCCAAGTTCTTCATTGAGTAATGAGCCTTTTGCATAGTCCTTACAACAAGGTTGTTAATCATATTTTCCTCAGGTTTATTCCTCACATCATCCAATAACTTGTTGAGAGTTTTGGTTATTTCCTGTGGTGTATTGGTTTTGATTACATAACCAAATTGTTTGATAAATTGCTTAAGACTTGCAAGCTTCTCTTGTTCTGGCTCTTCGTGAACACGATTAACCACTGGATAACTATTGCTATTAAGCAAATGTGCTACTCTCTTATTTGCCAATAACATGAATTCCTCAATCAATTTATTGGAGTCTTTCATTACCTTAAAGTAAACTTCTACTGGTTTGTTGTTTTCGTCAAGTTTAAACTTAATCTCATGCTTGTCAAAGGTAATGGAACCTTCACCAAGTCTTTGTATTCTTAGTTTCTTTGCGTATCTATCAAGTATCTTAACCGCTCTATTGATTTCAGTTGGTGTATACGTCTCGTCTGGCATTTCTATAATTTCTTGTGCCTCTTCGTATGTAAACCTACGGTCAGAGTTGATTACAGTTCTACCAAACCATTCATCAACAACAGCACCATTATGGTCCAATCTAAAGATAGCTGAAAAACATAACTTATCTTCGTTTGGTCTAAGACTACACAATCCATTAGAAAGTCTCTCAGGTAACATTGGAACCACTCTATCCACAAGATATACGCTAGTACCTCTACGATAAGCTTCTTTATCTAAATCGGTATCTGGACGTAAATAATGACTCACATCGGCAATATGCACACCAACTTCAAGTTGACCATCAACCCATTCAACAGACAGAGCATCATCAAAGTCTTTAGCGTCAGCTGGGTCTATGGTGAATGTTAATACATTACGCATATCCCTACGATTAGCTATTTCACTGTCTTTAATACTTTCTGGTATAGCCTCAGCTTCAGCAATAATGTCTTCATCAAAGTTATATGGTAAACCATATTCATGAAGAATTGAATGAATTTCTACTTCATTATCACCAGCAAAACCAAGTACCTCCGTTACTTCACCATTAGGGTTTTTAGAGTTTTCTCTCCATGATGTTATCTTAACAACTACTTTTTGACCATCAGTTGCCCCATTCAACTTATTGATTGGGACAAAAATGTCCACAGGCATTTTGTTGCTATCTGGTACAAGAAAAGCATAACGTGGTGATACTTGAATGGTACCAACAAAATCCATCTTAAATCGATGAATTATTTCTGTTACAATACCTTCAAGTTCTCTTCCATTACCCTTGATAACTTTAATCTTTACGGTATCAAGATGTAGCGCTTTGTTTGTGTTATTTTTGTGAATATAAATGTCTCTCGGTAATTCATTGTTCACTAAATAAGCTGAACCACTTGCATTCATGCTTATTTTCCCTTCTAATACGTCTCCTATTTTAATCATAATTTCATTTCTAGTTTAATTTTCTCCAACCATATGTTTGTGTCCCATTCTTCAGGGTCTTGAGGGTGATTTGAACGATAGGTTTGAACCCAAAGTTCTGCCGAATAAATCCCATGTTCATACGGAATTTGTTTCAGCGTTTCCTTATCAAAAATATCATTAAGGTAAGCTGAGCCGACCATATCATTGACTAACCATTCAACGTCACCACTAATTATTGTTGGTTCATCAAATTTGGTACGAATAAACCGTATGTTATACATTGCTGGGTCATGTTTTCCAGTAAACTTTGATATTAAATCTTTAATCTCATCCATAATTAGAAACTGTGTGGATTTAAATTTTCAATTACCTTATCACCTTTGATTTCGATAACCTCATTAATACGTTGCATGTTTTTACCGTTGTATTCTGCGATAGCTTTTGATAGCTCTACTTTGTCCCGACAATAAACAGGATAATCATCCCAATCAAATGTGTCACAGACGCTTACAATGTATTTAGAACCATTTGCTTTTGCCGTTGCAATCCATCTGTCAACGTCTTGTCTTGTTGCTGCCATAATATTGGTTTTAAACAAATATACGGTTTTATTTTCAATTTTACAAATAAAAAGGCCACAAATTATTGTGGCCCATGATGATTACCTTCTACGTGCGTTATGTGGAAGTCTATTCCATCCAGTGTTGCACCCCATGCTTTAAATGATGGAATATGTTCATCACGGTCATCCCATAAAGCAATAGATTTTACATTTGGGTACTCTTCAATTAACTTATTTAGGCTTGTTATTTTTGAATGCAGTGTAGAACCACCATTATTAAATTCATAAATATCAAAATTTAAACGATGAGAATCAAGAATTTTTTTAACCGCATTAGATAACTTTGATAATCTACCAGTCATCATAACCATAAGTGTATTTGGATTTTTTGACTCTTTTTTATATTCGCTAATAACGCTTGATATAACTGGCATGTCGAATATAGCAGTGTCTAGAGATTCCTCTCTACCCCACCATCGCAAAGCCGCAAACGTTATGTGCCATTAATCGGACACAACTCTAAAGTCGAAATTGTCGCCAGTTAAATCTTTCCATTGACGTTCTGTGATAAATCCTTCATTGTTCCCTAACTTAAAAAAACCAAACCAAGCATCAAGTGTTTTGCATTTAACGACTTCACCTTTAAGGTTTGTAAATTCAAAATCTATTTCTTCACCTTTTTCTTTTGCGTACTCAAAAATTTCTGTAATGTTCATAATTTGACAAATTAACGGCTGCTAACAATGTATTGCCAAAAGTGGGGCAGAC